CGCACTATATAATGGTGGCGTATGGGACCTTGTTATTCTGCACCCTCCTTGCACTTATCTGGCTGCTTCTGGATTACATTGGAATAACAAAATTGAAGGCAGAGCTGAAAAGACAGAAGAAGCACTTAGATTTATCACACAACTCTGGAAAGCCCCGGTAGAAAAGATGTGCATAGAAAATCCCGTAGGTTGTATTAACACTCGATTAGATTTTATGCCAAAACCTCAGTATGTACAACCCTACAACTTTGGAGAGGATGCATCAAAGAAAACAGGATTATGGTTAAAAGGGCTGCCTCACTTAGAGCCCACAGAATATATTGAACCTAGATATGTAAACGATAAGCCCCGTTGGAGTAACCAAGGTGATACGGGGTATGATAAATTTGGTGGTGGTCAAGGCAAAGAACGATCAGTAACATTTTTTGGAATCGCTGCAGCTATGGCTTTGCAGTGGGGGTGAGAAAAATAAACCTTGACTTTCCACAACTTACATATTATAATTTCACAGAAATAGGAGGAGTTGAGAGATATGGGTAAAGAAATAACTCCAATATCTCCAGAAGGATTGGAAGTAGCGAATTGCTATCTGCAGTATGGGAACATACGAGCAGTGTGTGATTATTTACAAGTGCCTGAGAACAAAGTAGTCGAACTTTTAAATAAACGAGAAGTTAAAAAGTATATCGACACTGTGTATTTAGACATGGGATATCGTAATAAAAACAATATCGCTTCTGTCCTCGACGAAATGATTGCCAGCAAACTAGAAGAAGCTCAGGAAAGTGGAGTGTACTCAAATAAGGACTTGGCCGACTTACTTCAGATGGCTCACAAGATGCGAATGGATGAAATTAAAGCACAAGCAGATCTAGTAAAAGCTGAAACTACAAACATAAAAACTCAAAATAACGTACAAATAAATGAGAGTCTACCCTTCGGCCAAGGTAACTACGGAAAGCTGATGGAAAAGCTTCTCAAGGAGGATAAATCCTAATAGAGAAATTCCATGCTCGCAGAAATTGCGATCGCAAATGCAGCTTTTGGCGTAATTAAAGAAGCAATTGGCAATGGTAAAGACCTGTATGAGATGGGCGGCGTTGTTGCACAATTTTTTGACCAAAAAAATGCCTTGCAGAAAAAGTCAAATGCAAAAGGGTATAAAAGCGATATGGAAGCCTTCATGGAACTTGAGAAAATCAAGGAAATGGAGGAGCACTTAAAACAACAGATGATCTGGGCAGGACGCCCAGGTATGTGGGACGACTGGCTAGCTTTTCAGAAAAAAGCTAAAGAAGAACGAGAAGAAAGAGAAAGAGAAGAACGCGAGCGAAAAGCTTACTATGCACAAATGGCTTTATACGTACTATACTCTATTTGTGGACTTGCGGTATTTGTCCCTGCTTTATTTCTTATTCTAACAATACTTAAACCATGAGCGATGATCTACAAAGGCAAGTCGACCACATTGAATCTGAACTACAAGTTCATGCAGCTCAGTGTGAAGAGCGATGGAAAACTATATTTACTCGAATAGAAAATGTTGAAGATACACTTGCTCGAATGGAAAACAGAATTATAACTGCTTCAGGCATAATTATAATGTTTCTACTAGGATTAATTGCAGCGCAGGTAATGTAATGAGACGAGGCAGAGAAAAAGACTTAGAAAAGTATATCAATGTGAGAATTGCCCAACTTAAACAAGATATGGAAAAAGCTCACGATGATTACGATAAGCAATGGTACAACCGTATCATCCAAGAACTATGCTGGGTAAAAAGTCAGCAACACAATTGCTACTTTGATGAACTACAAAATTGGAAGGATAACTATTCGTACCTTCCCTAGACGCGAAAGCGCAGAGAAATAAGATGGCTTACGGGTATGGTAACGGCAAAAAGAAAAAGAAGAAAAAGAATGGTAAGAAGAAAAAGTCAATGGGTGGATTGACAGCCAAGCAGAAAAAATTGCCGCCTGCTTTAAGAGCAGCAATTCTTAAAAAGAAGAAGCGAGGCAAAAAATGATTGACGTACTAATTGGTTGCGTTATAGGTTGGGTTGCTCATATTGCATGGACTAAGTGGGGTTCACTCTTAGTAGACTTAAATGACAAATGAGACGGCGAAATAGATACTCAACATCAGCCGCTGCTCGACGAAGAGCAAGAAAACTAGGACTTCGCGGTGTGCACTCCCACGGGAAAGGAAAGAAAAAAATTTATATGCCGGGAAGAACCCATGCAGCGTATGAAAGAGCGCTGAGGAGAAAGCGACGTGGCAGTAAAACGAAGAAAGGCTATTAAGAAAAAGAAAGCTGCACCAAAGCGAAAGCGAGCAGCAAAACCTCTTAGCGCAACAACTCAAAAAACTTTAAAAGCAAAGGCAAAAAAGACTCGATTCACTTATGGGCAGCTTGCAAAGGTATATCGTAGAGGTCAAGGAGCCTTCCTTTCTTCTGGCTCTAGGGCAGGAGTAGGAATGGCTGGATGGGCAATGGGTCGTGTAAACTCATTTATTCGAGGAGGGCATTCACAAGACAATGATATTAAGCGTGGAGCCAAGAAGCGTAAGACGGCTAAAAAGAAATGATATGGAAGTCAATTCTATTGCGGCTACAATACCTGAAAGCTATCAAAAAGATTATAAAGTTCAATCAGTTTCAAACGCACCCGATAATAAATATAAAGTAACTGATACTATTTATATGGTCGTTACTTACGACAGGAACGGAAAGCTTGATCAAAGCACTAATGTTCGTTATCTGGATTATATCATATGAAAAAGAAACGAGGCCCAGCAAAAGATAAAAAAACTAAAATACCTAAGAAGTATCTTAGCGGTACAAAAGGTAGTAAACGAACAGAGCTTGCAAGTCTCATAAAAAGAATCTCTAAACTTTATAAAGAAGGTAAAACTGTACCTCGATCCCTAATTAAACGACGTGTAGAATTAGGCAAGAAGAAAACAAGTGGTCGTAAAAAGAAGAGGTAAAAAGAAAGACTCAAGATTAAAAAGAGCGGGAGTGTCAGGGTATAATAAGCCTAAGCGTACTCCAGGTCATCCGAAAAAGTCACATATTGTTGTGGCAAAAGTAGGAGCTAAGATCAAAACTATTCGTTTTGGTCAGCAAGGAGCAAAAACTGCAGGGAAGCCAAAAAAAGGGGAAAGCGAGCGCACGAAGAAAAAACGCGCTTCTTTTAAAGCCCGGCACCGTAAGAATATTGCTCGAGGCAAGATGAGCGCAGCTTACTGGGCCGATAAAGTTAAATGGTAGGAGATACTATGAAATATTTTTTAGCTCTGCTAGCTATTGTTTCAACAAGTGTAGCAGCAGAAACCGTTATCAACTACGATGATGGGTCAACGTACACGCTCAAGGAAGGGCAAGAAATCTATATCAGTAATACTAATAGTTCGTTGTTTAAAAGACAACTAATGAAAAACAAGGACACGTTTTTTCGTGTACAAAAGCCTTGGACATCTAGAGACTACGTACCAGAACCACAAGATCCTTTTCAACCTGGGTCTCATGAATGGTGTAAAGCCTACGTTCCTTGGAGCGAAGGACTTACATTTGACATGATTACATGGCAACGGTACTGCGATACTGATAATGATGGAAAATATGGATGTGGAGATACTAATTTCGACTCATCCGAAGAGGGGAGTGTCTGCTCTCCATAGAGATATACCATGGCAGATGAAGAAGTAGTAACAGCGGATAAAGAAGTTGTTAAAAGAATGGACATCAATGGTGATGGTCATTTGTCCAAAGAAGAATACGAAATGGAACTAGAGTTTCGACGAAGGGAGCTAGAAGATGCCGATGCAATGCGAGACGCCCAAAGAAACATGGCTTGGTTTGCTTTGCTTGGCATGTTGGTATATCCTTTCGCTGTTGTTGGTGCTCAAGTTGCTGGATATGAGCATGCCGCTGATGTCCTTGGAGACATGGCCCCGACCTATTTTGTGGCTGTAGCGGGTCTTGTTGCAGCATTCTTCGGAGCTACTGCTTGGAGTAAAAAGTGATTCTTGATCTAATGGTAACATTCTGGCAGCCAGTAGTTGTGGCTGCCATTATTTTAATAGCTTTTGTTATTAACATATTTGATGGGCAAGGGGAAGACCGTATTGGTTTCGAGTATGTAGAGATGCCCATGTTAAAACCTATAAAAATTTGCACAGCAGATAAAGGGTTTTGGAAAGCAATTTGGCTATGGCTTACTGGAACTCGACGCTGGCAGCTAATAGAAGATTGGTATTATTTTCTAGATGGAGAAGAGTATGTTATTGAGAAAGGCTTTGAGTTTGATGGTGCATCAGTACCTAAGTTTCTTGCAATGTGGCTTTCGCCCGTTGGAGTCTTGCTTATGGGTGGTCTTGTTCACGATTATGGGTACAAGTACGCTGAGTTGGTAAAATGTGAAAAAGGCGAAGTGCCTAAAACACAGAAAGAGATGGATATAATTTTTCGAGATATTTGTATAGAACAGAATGGATTTAAAGTGTTAAATTACTTAGCTTTCTGGTCTTTACGATTATTTGGATTCGTTGCTTGGAATAGGCATAGGAAAAATGACTAAGATTGAACAAAAACAAGAAGAAGAATTAGTAACTGTTGGCATCTGGCCAAAAATTAAACACTGGTGGCGTACTCTTATTCGAGAAGAATGGGAGCTAACAATATTCTTTCCCGGAGATACACATTTTTTAGAGGATGGCTCAAGAATAGAAAGTGGATCTCCTAAAACTTATCGAGCAAAGCAATTGATAAAGATTAGTACAACTCATATTATTTTTGTAGATTTGCTTGGCGTAAAACATGAAATTAAAGTTGTAGCTCCTGTAGGATATGACTTAAGGAAGATATACTAATGTTAGGACTAATAAAAGCCATGCCCCTTATACTAGTTGTAGCCGGAGGTGCATACGCATACCATACTACAACTGTAAGTAAAGCAGAAGCAACAATCGCACAGCTTGAAGCAAATAATGTAATCTTAAAAGAAAATACATCAAAGCTAGAAACAGCCCTGGAAACAGAAACCGCTTCAAGAGAACAAGCAGAAAATAATTTAAAAGTACAACTAGAAGCCGTTGGAAAACTTACTGAAGCAAATACTACAATGCAAGCAGAAATGGATGACTACTTATCTATTTTCAAGAGGCATGACCTTACTAAGTTAGCACGAGTAAAGCCCGGGCTTATCGAGCCTCGAATCAACAACGGCACGAAAAAAGTGTTTGAACAGATAGAAAAAGACAGTGAAGAGGTGGAAAATGCGGACAGCAACTAGTTTTTTAATTATAGTATTTTTATCTGGTTGTTCTTTTATGAAAAGTGACCCTTTGCCAACCCCGGAGCCAGTTATAAAAACTGTAACTGAATATAAAACACTGGAGATCTATCAGCCTCAACTCCCTAAAAAAATAGATTTGCAAGATGTAGAATTTTTTGTAGTGACAGAAAAAAATCTTGAAGAACAGATTGCAAAAATCTCAAAAATGCAGGGCGGAACATTTGTTATATTTGGAATGACGCCCCAAGACTATGAAAATATGGCGTTTAACTTACAAGAACTTCGTAGGTATATACGCCAACAAAAAGAAATAATTATCTACTATCGAGATGCAACAAAAGTAGAGCAGTAAATTATGACAGTACAAATAAGCAGAGCCGATATAGTATGGGAATCTCTGCTCGATTTACAATCTGAGACACGCTTCCTCAAGCTGCCAGTAGAGCCCTATTTAGAGCTGCTCGGCATAACTCCACTACCGTCCCAGGTAGCAATCATCAATGCGATAAATAATAATAAGTATCGCTTCGTTTGCGCGGCAGTATCACGTCGACAGGGTAAAACCTATATTGCAAACATTATCGGCCAACTAGTCTCCCTAGTTCCGAATTCAAACATTCTTATAATGTCTCCTAACTATGCGTTGTCTCAGATTTCTTTTGATCTTCAAAGGAACTTAATAAAACATTTTGACTTGGAAGTTGTAAAAGATAACGCAAAGGATAAAGTTATCGAACTGAGTAATGGATCGACAGTAAGAATGGGCTCAGTAAACCAAGTTGATTCCTGTGTAGGTAGAAGCTACGATTTAATTATCTTTGACGAAGCGGCGTTGGCAGACGGGCGTGACGCATTTAACGTAGCACTTCGACCTACTCTTGATAAGGATAACTCAAAAGCTATCTTTATCTCGACGCCTCGCGGCAGGAACAACTGGTTTGCAGAGTTTTTTGATAGAGGATTTAACGATGAATTTTCCGAGTGGTGCTCAATTCGTGCAACTTATATAGACAACCCACGAATGTCCGAGACTGATATTGCCGAAGCAAGAAAAAGTATGTCAGATGCTGAATTCAGACAAGAGTATGAAGCAGACTTTAATACTTACGAAGGTCAGATTTGGAACTTCAACCACGAAATATGTATAGCTAATAACGAAGCGTTGGATATCAGCGGTATGGATGTATTTGCAGGGCTTGATGTAGGTTATCGAGACCCTACTGCTTTTTGTGTAATTGCGTATGACTGGGATGAGCAAGTGTACTATGTACTTGATGAGTACATGGATGCTGAAAAAACAACGGAACAACATGCCGCTAAAATACAAGAAATGATAGATAAGTGGGAAATTGATTATATTTATATAGATTCCGCCGCACAACAAACTCGATTTGACTTTGCACAGAATTACGATATTTCTACTATAAATGCAAAGAAGTCAGTTTTAGACGGAATCGCACACGTAGCCGCTATAGTTGATAACGATAAGCTACTAGTCGATCAACGATCCGATCAAGTACTTTCTTGCCTTGATCAGTATCAATGGGACTCAAATCCAAATTTAGCTAGGGAGAAACCCAGGCATAATATGGCATCTCACATGGCTGACGCTTTGCGATACGCACTGTATTCATTTGAGACATCGCAGACCGGCTTTTAGTAATACCTCAGAAAAATAATGTTTGACAATTTATCTTACAGAGGCTATAATGCAAAGTATGAAAAAGCTCAAAAGAGATCCAGTGAAATACATAAGGGATCGAGCAAAATCAAAATACGAAAAAGAAAGTGAATGTTACATCTGCGGAACGGACTCTCAGTTAGATTTTCATCATTTTTATTCTTTAGCTCCCCTACTTAGACAGTGGCTAAAAGTAAAAACAAAAGAACGTCCAGAACATTATACTAATGAGTATATTGTCATTTGGAGAGATGAATTTATAGAAGATAACTGGGCAGAACTCTATGACCATACCGTTACTATCTGTCATGCACACCACATGGAATTACATAAAGTTTACGGAAGAAATCCCGGACTAGGAACAGCGACAAAACAAATGCGCTGGGTAGACATTCAAAGAGAAAAGCATGGCATGGTATAATAACATTTTTAGCGGAAAGAAGGATGAAGATTTAGAAGAAAAACTAAATCCAATTCAGCCATACTACGACAAAACTTCTGAACGCTCACGCGAGTTTACTTTTAATTATGAGAGAGCCTACGAAGAGCTCGAAATTGTAAACAGAGGCGTAAATTTAATTGTGGATGATTGTGCAGAAATAGACACAATCGTTCAACCTCTAGGTAGCTATCCTGGAATCGTAAAAGGCACTAAAGCTAGCAAAGTTTCAATTTTACTTAATAGAGAGCCAAATCCTTTTCAGGATATTTCTTCTTTTAGACGAAACTTATTCACAGACTACATCCTAGATGGAAACATTTTTATATATTTTGATGGTGCCCATGTGTACCATATGCCTGCAAGTAAAATGTCAATTCATGCAAGCAAAACAACTTATGTGGATCACTATAAATTCGAAGCTTCAGAAGAGCGTTTTTCTCCTAATGAGATTATTCACATAAAAGACAATTCATTTTACTCCATTTATAGAGGAGTGTCCAGACTAAAGCCGGCACTTCGAACAATGAATCTCATGAGAAGCATGAGAGATTTTCAAGATAACTTCTTTAAGAATGGGGCAGTTCCCGGGCTTGTACTAAAGTCCCCAAATACCCTCTCAGAAAAAATCAAAGAAAGAATGATTCAATCTTGGTCTTTACGGTATAGACCGGACGCAGGAGGTAGGAGACCCCTTATTCTAGATGGTGGACTAGAAGTAGACGAAATTTCAAATATAAATTTCAAGGAACTTGACTTTCAAGCAGCAATTGAAGAAAACGAAAAAATTATTTTGAAAGCTCTTGGAGTTCCCCCAATAATGTTAGATTCTGGAAACAATGCAAACATTCGACCAAATATGCGAATGTACTATTTAGAAACTGTTTTACCCATTGTAAGAAAAGTAAATGCAGCATACTCCAGATTCTTTGGATTTGTAATTAACGAAGATATTACAAACATTCCTGCACTGCAGCCTGAGCTACGAGACCAAGCAACTTTTTATACTTCTCTCGTAAATGCAGGAATCATTACGCCAAACGAAGCACGTACAGCTATGAATTTTGATGAGCTGCCCGATGCAGATGAAATTAGAATCCCTGCGAATATTGCAGGCAGCGCGGTTGACCCCGCACAAGGCGGTCGACCAGTAGAGCAAGAGGAAGATTAATGGCATCCAGAAATAGAATGCGACGTCAAGTTACTGCTAAATTAGTCCCCCAATTTAGAGATTGGGAACTACCACGTGACATTGACTACAAAAGTTACTGTGGTATTGTTGATAGGCCTGTTCTTCCAATAGAGATTCAAAAATCTTATTATAATTGGAAAACAGCAGTACTCTCTGTTGTACAGGCTGCTCCAGAAATTTTTAAGAAAAAGCCGGCTCCGACACCTAAAGCAGCACCTAAAGCAGCACCTAAAGCTGCACCTAAAGCTGATCCTTTGGAAAAACTGAGCCAAGCTGCACCTAAAGCAGAAGTAAAGAGTAAAGATAAATGAATAAGATTTTTAACCTAACTTCTACGTTCAAAGCTCTCGAGGATGATGACGGATGCGTTACCATTACTGGAATGGCTAGTACAAAAGACTTTGATCGGGCAGGAGATACAATTGTACCCGAAGCCTGGACAAAAGGCGGACTAAGTAATTTTGAGAAAAATCCAATTATTTTGTTCAATCATGATTATAACAAACCCATTGGCCGAGCCACTGGGTTAAAAGTTACAGAAAACGGACTAGAAATGAAAGCAAAAATTTCAAAATCAGCTCCTGATTCTGTTGCTCAACTTGTTAAAGAAGGTATCCTTGGAGCGTTTTCTGTCGGTTTCAAAGTCAAGGATGCTGATTACCTTGAAGAAACCGACGGATTAAAAATAAAGGATGCTGAGTTGTTTGAGGTATCAGTGGTATCGGTACCTTGTAATCAAGCAGCTACATTCTCTCTGGCGAAGTCTTTCGATTCTGAGCAGGATTATGAGGACTTCAAGAAAACTTTTAAAAGCGAGGAAGATTCCTCTTCAATGGAGAACGAAATGTCGGAAGAAACTAAAACTCCCGAAATCGACCTAGATGCTTTTGCTAAGAAGGTAGCGGAAGAGACTGCTGCTAAGATTGCAATTCGTCAGGCCGAAGAAAAAGCCGCAGCTGAGCAAGCTGTAGTTCAAGAACAACAAGAAATGGCTAAAGCCGCTGAAGCTAAAGCTCAGCAGGAAGAAGAAGTACAGGCAGCAATCAAAGTCGGTGTTGAATCCGGCGCTGATCGCCTCATGTCTGATATGGAAGCCAAGATGCAAGAGAAGGATGCTGATCTGAATAAGATTGTAGCAGAACACGCCGAAGTCCTTAAGGAGAAGCAGTCAGAGCTTGACGCAATGCGCGAGTCTAAGCGTGTATTCTCTGATCGTGATTCAGGAAATGTGGAAGCTTATGCAAAAGACCTCATGTATGCTCATATGCTGGGTGTTTATACGCAAAAAGGTTTTGACACTAACTATGCTCGAAATGTCTTCCAAAAAGCAGGTATTAGCTACCCCACGGGTGCTATTACAGGCGCTACGGATAACTTGCTTTCCTTGACTGTTTCAACTCAGATCGAGAAAGAAGTACAGTTTCAGTACAAAGTAGCTCAACTTTTCCGTGAGATTCAAATGAACTCTCAATCTATGGTTCTTCCCCTGCAAAAAGATACTAGCACTGCCGTTTTCCACACTGGCGGTGAGAGTGAGCTGGGTGTAGGCGGTACTGCTAACTCAGGCGCTGGTACAGGTCTTTCTGCTGCCGGTGGCACTGCAGGTACATATGCTGTTACACAATCAGTAATGCAAGCACATCGATTGATTTCAACCACTTTCATGGACAATCACATTGACGAAGAAGTTCTTGTAAATCTTCTTCCTATGTTGACTGAAGGTGTTGCACGTGCTCACGCAAAAGCAGTAGATAAGATGGTCGTACTTGGGGAATCTTCTCCTGCCATTACTGGCTTGGAAGGTGCAGCTCAAGCTTCTAACTATGGTGAGCTTGACCTTGACGGCGCTACTCTTGGTGCCACAGGTAACGACATTGACGCGGCTAGCCTGACTTCAGGTCTGCTTCTTGGCGCTCGACGTTCAATGGGTAAGTATGGTCTCGACCCTGCAGACGTAGTATATATCGTAGGCATGAACCGTTACTACGATCTGATTGCAGATGCAGGGTTTGCAGACATCACTGATGTTGGTTCAAATATTGCAACCAAGATCACTGGTAGCATTGGTGCTGTATACGGCTCGCCCGTAGTTCTTACAGACCATGTAGAAGCAGAATCTGCTGGTAACAGTGTTGCATATGCTGTGAATGTTGCTAACTATGTGATTCCTCGACTCCGCGGTGTAACCGTAGAGCAAGACTATGAGATTGCTCGACAGCGTCAGCTGATCGTTGCTACTCAGTCACTTGGTTTCCACGAGATGTTCGCTGCCTCGGGCACTGATCAGCCTTGTGTTAAAGTAGTATTCCAGGCTTAATATTAGCCTTGCAAACTGGGGAGGTTCGCCTCCCCAAGTTTTTATCATTTGACTTATGGCATTATTGATTACTTTACAGCAATTTAAAGATGCGGAGCAGATTACGAATCCAAGGGATGACTATAAGCTTTCTCGCATAATTGATTCTGTGAGCCAAATGGTAAAAACTTACTGTGGAAATAGTATTATTGACTACTATTCTACAAATTTTACAGAAGAATTTAGCATTAATTGGGGTACTCATGTAATTCAGCTAACAGAGAGTCCGGTTAATGCAATCGTTTCAGTTGAAAAAAGGGACACGGCAACGTCCAGCTACACTACTGTACCAACTACAGATTATTATCTAGACAAAAACACGGATAGTGTACTGTACGTTGCCGGATCCTCTTATCAAAATTGGCCTCAAGGTGCAGGCTCTGTAAAAGTAACTTACACAGCCGGGTATGCCGCCACTCCTCACGATCTTCAAATAGCAGTAATTGATTTAATCAACTACTATTTCAAAGATGAGCATAAAACTCGACGAACTTTGCAAGGTGCAAGCATGGAAAATGCACCTAGCGGCGAAACAAAAGGTTTTCCGGACCACATTAAACGAGTTTTAGATATGTATAAGAACTTTTAATGTCTCGCGCTGATCAGATAGTTTTTTTATCAAAGCTAGATGCTGAAATGTCCAAGAAAAAGGGCAATAAACTATACAGAAGGCAGAGAGCAAATAGAAAGTTCCATAACTTTAGTATGAGTGTGGATAAGATTATTGAAGGAATAAGTGATTTTTTAGTAAAAAATTATATTGACGACTTAAAAAATGCCGACCCTTCAACAACTCCGATAGGTTTTATAACTGATAAAGAAATTGCTACAAAAGTTCAAAGTTTTGTAACAAAAATTAGAAATAAAATTAATGCTTTGCCAGCAGAAACTGTGGTAAAAGAACCAAACTGGGATAAAGTAACATCTTTTAGCGTAGGTTTTAACTTTGAAGATAATGATGTATACAGAAAAATCTATAGGTTATACCAAAAAGAGATAGGAGAGTTAGCAGCAGAAGTTGCAGAAGAACTCACCATTGTACTTGGAGGCAAAAAACAAGAGATAAAAGGCAAACAAATAGCAAATTTATCTCATGCCTTATTCCAAGGTGTTATAGAAAACTACATATATGATATAATTGATAATGCTCGACAAAAACAAACCGAAATAGATCATACAAGTTTTAAAAGGTGGGTAGAAACACAAACAGAAGACTCTGGAGTTTTAGAAGTTATTCGAGACTCCAAAAATGATACCATGTCGGTGGAAATTGGTTCCTCAGTATTAAATGCTGAAGAAGGAAGAAAAGCTCAAAATGCAAAAAGACAACTAAGAGATCTTGTACGCGAAGGCTTAGAAAAACTTCGAGCAGATCCAAATGCAGTATTAGTAGAACTAGGCGGCTCCGACAGCTTTAAAACAAAACATCGAAAAAAAGTAGTAAAAGCAGCAACTGATCCTTTTATTAAAAAAACCAAAGCAAAAGTAAAGCGTGAAAATGTAAAGCCTCAAGAGTCTCGTACTCATACTAAAGGAAAAAAGAAAGGAAGTAATACTTTTTCTACTAAAAATCCAAGTCTTAAAAATAAAAAAGCCAGTGGAGCTGCTCCAAGATTTGCAAAAAAAGGTGTTGCATCTCAACCTTTTGAAATGCTAATAGGAGTTCTAAATAGTAAGCTACCTCAAGTAGTTGCAAAAAATATGGGTCCTCCTCGATTAGCATTTAGAACAGGACGATTTGCAAGATCAACAAGAATTACAGATATAGCAACAACAGGTAAAGGGTTTCCAAGTGTTGGCTATACTTATATGAGAGGACCGTACGAAACATTCGAAGTAGGTAATCGTCAAGGCAGTACTGATCGAGATCCTAGAAAACTAATCGATTTGTCCATACGAGAAATCGCAGCCGAGTACGCAATAGGAAGATTCTTTACTAGGAGAGTATAACTGTGGCAAGACTATATACGACACGTAGGTCCGCTATCGTAGAAGCCCTAGTTGTTGAATTAAAGAAAATAAATCAAACTGGGAACTTTTTGACTGATGTATTTGATAATGTACATCCTCGCTTGAAGTTCTGGGATGAAGTCGATGCATTTCCTGCAATTCATTTGAATGCCGGGTCTGAAACAAGAGAGTATCAAGGAGGTGGTTATAAAGATAGATTCTTAAATATCACTCTTCGCTGCTATGTAAAAGAAACCGATGCTACAGCAGCTCTTGACAGATTACTGGAAGATGTAGAAACTGTTATCGAAGAAAACGGGCAGTTAGCCTATACAGATAGGCAAGGAAACAGTCAAAAAACTTTAGATATTTTAATAGTCAGTATTGAAACTGACGAAGGTGTTCTTGAACCGTTCGGCGTTGCTGAAATGTTGGTACAGGTTCATTACTAGAAACGGCAGGCACGAACAAAGGTTCACGTCCTAGCCCTTTCAATCTCTAGGAGATAATTTATGGCAGAACAATTATATTTTAGTAGAGATTCGAAACTATATGCAGGCTTTGATAATAAAGTCTGGGAAGTTCCGATTCTCGACGGCTTTAGTTTTTCTCAGTCTACAAACCAAAGTGAAATTGGTCTTGCAGAAATGCAGGGAACTGATGGTTTGAGCCGAAGAGGACAACGTGTATTTACCGACTCTCTTGCTCCGGCAGAGTGGTCATTTAGTACTTATGTGCGTCCCTATCGAACCGCAACAGATAGTGGAGAATCACGAGCTGTAGAAGAAGTCCTCTGGGCGATTATGGCAGGTGCTGATAAGTATCAAGATGGTACAGATGCAGCAGGCGGTCTTATACAAGGTAACATTACTATTACTACTGCAGGTACTAGTACAACCGCAGGTACTTATATTGTAACGAATAGCACTACAGGTATTGGAGGTACTAAGGGCGTAGGTGCTGTAGGCTGGGAAATTGAGTTAACTGTAGGCGGAAGCGGTATTACTGCAGTAACAGTTATTGATTCAGGTGAAGGCTTTTCAGTAGGTGATACAATCACTATTCCAACTAGTGTTATCGGCGGTAGCGCAACTGCAACTCTAACGGTAGCCACAGCGGTAACCGGAGCAGTAGGTGGTATAGCAAGTGTAGCCGCTGCAAATAACACAGGCAGAACAGCAAACAAAACTTACTCAATTAAAAATGGAGATACAGGTGTCACTGTAAAAACAGCAGGTGGAGCTACCGTAACTGATAGGGTTGGCTGGGAGCTTGACCTTACTGCCGCAGCTAATGGTACAATTACAGCTGTTGTTGCCTCTCCTGGTTCTGGCTTTGTAGCAAATGATACTATTGAAATCAATAATAATAATGTAGGAGGAAGTGGAGGCGTACTTACTTTCACGGTTACAATTAGTACTATAAGTTCAACTTTCTATCGTTTATCTCAGCCCGATTCGGCCTCTCCTTTTGGCCCAACAGTTTCGCGGCCTGTAGGTACGGGAGATTCGGGTAAAACTGTTATTAATTTTGGTCAATCAAACCGATCAACTCTTGGAACTTGTGATCTTTACTTTGTAATGGAAACAAGTTCAGCAAACCCAATGGTATATAAGTTGTCAGGTGCAGCATTTAATGAAGCATCTATTGACTTTGAAGTAGATGGTATTGCTACTATCAACTGGTCTGGTTTTGCAGCAAATATTACGGATATGCAAAGCTCTGCTACTGCGGGCTCTTCTGTAACCGTTCAGTCAGGAAAAACTATTTCCGGCAACTCTTCTACAGGTAGTGCTTTCGCCGCAGGCGATGTAGTACTTGATAGCAATGATGGATTGAAGCTGGGAATTTGTACTGCAAATAATGCTGCAAACTTTGCAATCGATGACGGTGTAGGCTCTACCAAGACCTTTATTCGAAATCGACTAACTCAGCTTGATATTACTGCAGATACTGCAGATCGTACTGCTTTCCCGGGTGTCGGCGGAAATGGTAAGTATCAGCTTACTCTTACTGGAGGAAATATTACAATTACAAATAATATTTCATACTTGGTACCGGAAGAACTTGGTGCTGTAAACGTTCCAATTGAGCACGTAACAGGAACTCGATCAGCTTCTGGAAGCTTTACTTGTTACTTGACTCTTGATGATTCAAGCGGTCAAAATGGTACTTCAGTAGAACTATTTAACGATATGACTACAAGTGGTCCAGGTAAAGGTCTCGAAAAAGTTGTAAATAACTTCGAGACAACTTTCTCAGTAGGCGGTACGGTAGCAAATACTCCACGTCTAAATGTTAAGTTCCCGAAAGTACATATCAACGTTCCTACGCACTCAATTGAAGATGTAATCTCTCTTGAAACTACGTTTGCTTCTTACACAGATGACTTTAACGTTGCTAATGAGGTACAACTTGAGTACTTTGGTACAGCACTTTAATAATTATTTTAAACGACAAACCCGCTTCGGCGGGTTTTTCTTTATCACCCACAGAAAAAAATTTCTTGACAAAATAGTTCAACTGAAGTATCATAGGCTGTACCAAGGAGCAAAATAAATGGCAACAGATTTTGAAACCACATTTCTAAGTCAATCCGGAGTCAGCGGAGGGACATATCAAGTTTTGGTTAGAAATCTTACTAAAAATACTCAGGTAACTGCAAGCGGTATTCAGGCAGGAGCTGATGATACAAATTTATGGGCAGGAAATTATTCCGTTCTTGAAGCGGCCGTCGGAGACGAGATAATAGTTACGTTTGAAGGTAGAGACGAAACTAGTGGTGGCAATGATATGCTTTTTTTAAAAGCAGAGTCAGATGAGCCAGTATATGCAACAATAGGAGGACTTATAGATGATGCAAATATTTTATATTTAAATAAGTTCGCTTCTGAAAACCCCCAGCCTTCTTCTCCTCTTTCAAATCAATTTTTAACCCTTTTATATATGTTTGGCATTGATCCTATAGAAAATCACACGGGGTATATTCCTATAGGAGATAATTCCTTGTCGGGGTGGGATACAGAGGAGTACCAAGCATTAGAACTTCAAAATGCGGATAGTGCAGATCGCTTTCAGTTTGGAATAAAATTTACTATAAATAGCGAAAATTTTAATGCGCTTCATGTAAAAGTATCAGGAGGTCACCCAAACCCGATTACCGTGCCTGCTAATGCTTCTACAATTATGACGGTAAAAATACCGATAAATGTTGAAACAGTACTTTCAAACCCAACAGATCCAGTCCCCCCAACAGAGCCTACCTTTCCTACGAGTTTAATAAATACTACTGATATATTCCCTGGACGAATATGGGCAAAACTTAAAAATGCAACAAAAGGAAGACAAGTAATATCTTCCGCTTTAGGATACGTTGCTCAAGGAGGACGAAATGTTTTTCCAATTTTAGATGCAGAAGTAGGAGATGAGTTAGTACTTACTGTACAAGTAAATGATAGTCTAACTTTAAGTGGAGGGGAGGATGAAGTTTATCTTATATCTTCTCTTAGTAATACAATTAATTCAGCAACTGTAGGAGGATTACTACAACCTGATGATCCAACTATAGTATTTCGAAATCCTACAACTGGAACTGTTCCGTTTCCTACTCTGACGCCCCCGAATCCAACAACAAATAATTCTGTAACATTTCCTTCAGTTACAATTGAGACAGAATATAGGGATCCTGAGGACATAATTGATTTAAATTATATAGATCATAATTCAACTAATCGCGTACTTACAGTACAAAATGCAGATAGAGGAGAACGGTGGCAGGCATCTTTTAAATTCACAGTACCAAATGGATTAAGTGGAAAACATGCAATTGGTCTCGGAACAAAAGAAGGACTGAATACTCCTAATTTTGGCCCTACACTACCCTTCGCAACTGACCTTAGATTTCCTATAAATATTGTACTCAACGCTACCGGCGGAGGAAGTAATCCTCCACTTAGTGAAGGACCCGCAACAGACATTAACTATATGCGGGAAACAAAACTATTTTTATATCAAGATGGCTCAAACTATGAGATAAAGTTAGATGGAGATTTTGATTTTAGTCAAACATTTTCAGAAAAATCAACTTCTTCAAATACTCTACATAATACTCAACATTTTGAGTCGTCCTCCATTGTAAAAGCAAATCCGGCAGATTTTGAGTTTAGAGCTAATTTATTATTACAAAATGATGCTCAAATATTATTTGATAACTTAATAAACCCAAGATTTTGTGATTTATATTTTCAAACTAGTCATGCGACTTTTAAAATTGACAGAGCGATATTTACAAATGGAAACTTTGAGATAGGACGAAATTCTATTTTAAAGTTAGGTGTTTCAGGACAAGGCGCACTATTACAGAGAGTAGGTGACGAGAGTTACGCAATCCCTGGGGTAGACGTCATTCCTAGCACAGTAAGAACTCCGTTTATTCCAGGAATTAAAATAATTCTCAATGGCAGGGATATTAGTTTACTTATAGCAGATGTTCAAGCAGAGATACAGAATGATATAAAATGGGTTCCTTATGAAACAATGAATCAAGCACTAAAAGTTGTAGATAAAGGAAATGCAATGTATCCTTCTAATTTTGTTTTAAATAAAAGAATTTTTGCAGGATCAATTACAAAGTATGTTGCAACAGGAGATGAATCAACATTAATAAACTTTGATAAAGAAGCACCCTTAAGAATAAAAGTAGGCAAAACAATATCCAATATATTTTACGGACTTGACTTCAATATGGCGTCTTGTTCTTTCACAAATCGAGTTAACCCAAAAGAAATTTATACACAAAACTTTGATTGGAGACTCACAAGCAACGCCGAATTAAACGGCATTTTAAAATATTTTACTCTCACATAAGGAGCATTGTAGTAATGGAATTAAAAAAACTAGTAGTCAACGTAAAAGAAGTTTGGGTAGACTTTCCCGGGTTATCTGGGTTCAAAGTAAAAGTAGCAAATCTTTCTCGAAAAGAGCTTCTTGGACTTCGAAAGCGTTGTACTGTACAAAAATTTGATCGTAAAACTCGACAGTTAAACGAAGAACTTGATGATGAAAAGTTTGTTGTAGAGTTTACAGGAGCAGTAGTAAAAGGGTGGGAAGGTCTTACTCTTGAACATTTAGAAACTCTTCTTCTAATTGATACAGAGGATAAGGATATGAGTGAAGAGCTCCCTTACAGTATTGATAACGCAGAAGTACTTGTCTCTTCTTCAACTGAATTTGATACTTGGCTCAACGAGGTAGTCTTTGATTTAGATAATTTTCGTAGCCAACGAGAAAGAGGAGAGTCTCCAGCGCCTGGAGAGGATGTATAAAAACTTAGACGCAAAAATGACGCGAGAGCGTTATTTACAAATGTGTGAACAGTTACAAAAAGAACCAAATCCGGATGAAATACCTCCAGACTTTGAAGATTTTCCTCCCGAAATGCAGCAAGCAATTTCTGTATTTAATTCTTTAGGCGATAGAGCATATCCCGACATAGGATACATAGGAAAAGATTACACAAATTTACCTATTCTTATAGACGTTTTTGGAATTAATGATACAGAATACTTAATAGAAGTATTGCACTTTTTAGATGGACGAGCGATTGAAAAGTCCGCAGAAACTTTGAAGCGAGAGCGAGATAAGTTAAAGAGATCAACAAGTGGCAGCCAACGAAGTAGTCGTAAAGTTTAAATTAGATGCCGATGGTAATCTAAAAGCACTTGCAGCCGATGCTGATAAAGCCGCTGCTTCTACAGATAATCTTTCTAAATCTGCCAGAAGTCAAGATCGAGCACTAAAAGGTGCTGCCCAAGCATCTTCCAATAGTACGAAAAACTTTGCAAAAATGTCACAGGGCATCAGTGGAGGCCTTGTGCCTGCGTATGCCGCACTGGCAGCAAATATCTTTGCAATTACTGCACTTTTCAATGCTTTACGAGGAGCTGCAAGAGTAGAGCAACTTACAAAAGGTTTGAGTGAGATGGGTGCTGCTAGCGGACTCGCTTTAGGCACTCTTTCTCGTGGTTTACAAGAATCAACAGGATTTGCACTAAGTCTTGAAGAAGCTATGAGATCTACTGCACTTATAACAAGTGCCGGTCTAGATGCAAGTAGTGTTGAAGAGTTTGGTAAAGCTGCAAAAAATGCATCTCTCGCACTTGGTAGAGATACTGCAGAATCATTAGAACGATTTACTCGTGGTGTTACAAAGCTTGAGCCTGAACTTCTTGATGAATTAGGCTTATTTGTTCGCGTCGATGATGCAGCAGAAAAGTATGCACGTTCAATAGGAAAGAGTGCAGGAGAGCTTACAAACTTTGAAAAACGCCAAGCATTTGCAAACGAAGCCCTTGATCAAGCAAATGAAAAGTATGGAGCATTAGGAGATCTTGATGTTAGCTCTTTTGATAAACTTGCTGCTACCTTTAATGATTTATCTAAACAACTTCTTAGTATACTTAATATTGCTATTGTTCCTTTTGTATCTGCACTCGCAACTAATTCAGGACTATTATTAGCGGCACTCACAGGCCTTGGAGCTACTATATCAGGTCAGATACTAGGAGGCATAAAAGAATATGGTGCGGCTGCAGCACAGGCGGCTGAAGATACAAAACAAATGAACAAAGCAACAGTTGATGGACTGTCAGAAATTGGTAGTGCTAGGCCCAATGTGCAACAGCTGGGTACGGATATGCTAAAAGGTACCGCTAGTGCTAAGCAATTTCAAGACGCAATTTTTAAGCAACGTAGCGCTCTTGGAGGACTTACAGCAGCGCTAAATAGGAACAAAGACAAAACAGAGGAGTACACTCAAAGAATTAAAGCGGCTAGAGCTGCTCAAGAAGCAATACGAAAGAGCGCAATAGACTACGGAAGAGCCCAACAACAAGCAGCTACTGCGGATGCAATTGCCGCAGTGGCTAATGGCGACTTTAAAGACGGTCTATCAAAAACCAAAGATATGGTAGCTGCTTATAAACTAAATGTTTCTATGGCTACATTTCAAACAAGTAGACTTAGTAAAGCTCTGCATATTACTAGAGCTTCTGCACTACTTGCTGCTGGGGCATTTCGTATTGCAGGCGCAGCGGTTACTGCACTTCTAGGCCCGATTTCAGCAATAATTGCAGTAGTAAGTCTTTTAATTGAAGGCTTTAAATTTGTTATTGGGCTTTTTCAGTCTAAAGCATACAAAGAGTATAAAGATACGCTGGAGTCAGCTCGCGAAACAACAGAGGAGTTAGGTAAATCTTTACGCGAGGTAGACTCTGCTTTAGAAGGAACTTCAAAAAAGATTACTACAGTAACTGCAAGAACAATTGCCTATGGTAATGCTTTAGGAGGAATACTAGAGGAAGTTGAGAAACTCAAAGCAACAGGGTATGATGATAACGTAGAAGGTCAAATTGAGTTATTTAGACAAGCCGCTGAAGAGAGCGATCTTTTTGCTGCCGCTTTAAAAGAGGCGGGAATACAAAAAATTAATAAAGACACTATAGCAAGAGTAATTGATATTGCACAAGCGGCAGAAAGAGCATCAAAACAAACACAAGCACTTGCAGAATCTGCAAAAGCAGCCTCTACTGCTACTCAGGATTTTGTGAACTCATTTATTAAAACTACTCCTGTTGATGCAATGGCAGATAGTTTAAGTGACTTAGCAAAAGCTGCATCATCTGCTACTGAAGTAGGAGAGTTAGAAAAAATTCTCGATGAAAAAGCTGTTCAAGGATCAACTCTTCGAAGTCTTATAGATAGCCAAGAAGGTTCTAGTTTAGAGGAAAGAATTCAAGGAATAAATAAATTAATTTCAAAACAGCAAGAGTCTTTAAGAAGCGCGCAAGATCGAATTACTACAGCAAAAGAAGAATTAGATATTATAAAAAGTCTTAATTTTACAACCCAAGAGGGTATTGCTCTAACAGTAGATGCAGAAAATAATCTTACACGCCAAAAGCAAGAACAGCTACGTACACAAATTCAAGTTAATAAAGCAATGCTTAACGCAAACACTAGTTCTAAAGATCGAGCAGCAATACTTGCAGGAATACAAACTCTAGAAACACAACTACTTCAACTAGAAACTAAAATAATAAGTGAAGAAGATAGAAGAGTTCGTGTTTTAGAGGCACGAATGCAAAAAGAAAAACTGCTGGCACAGGCAAAAACAGGAGCAGCAGAAGCAACGAAAAGAGAAATAGAAAACGAAAGAGCTCTTGCATCTCTTGCAGTGAAAACAGCTCGTGCACGTGCAGGAAGTGGTTTAGACATTACAGATGAAATTGCCCTTCTAGAACAAAGAGAGACTGACTTAGTTGCAGCTGAAAAAGCAATTGCTGACGAAAAAATCAGAATTATAGACTTAGAGTTTGCACTACTCGAAGCACAAACAAAAGCAGCAAATGCAAGATTAGCAGAAACGGCTAGGCAAAAGTTTGTACCTGATACTGCAACTGACGAACTAGGCACAAGCACTCCTCAATTTACCGCAGAAGCACTTGCAGCACAGCAACAAATATCTTTAAATAACGAAATTCTAGGCATTCAAGAACGTATTAAAGATAGTCAGACAGAAGGTGTAAATACTGAGCAGGAGCATAATGCAGCTCTCAGAGCTGGAAACATAGAATTGAAGAAAGCACAAGAAGCTCGACAAAAGCAAGAGGAAACTATAGCAACTATATCGGCCGGTTTTCAGCTACAACTGGCTCTTGGCACTGAATTAGTTGGTCTTAGTGCTGAAAAACTAGATTTAGAACTTAAAATTGCAGATCAAACACAACGTTTGGCGAGTGGTGAATTAAGTGCCGCTGACTCTGCAAAAGTAAGGCTAGACTTACAAAATAATATGATTGCAAAGCGAGAAGCGGAGCTAGACTTGATGGAAGCCCAATTTGAAGAGGCTACCAGATTATTAAATGCCTCGCTAGATTCAGGAAAACAACTTTCTCAAATAAATAAAGAAATTGCAGACTTACAAAATACGGATATGTTTGGTAATACACGAAGCATTACAGAGGCTGTTCGTGCTGCCCAAACAGAAAGGCGAGAGAGATTAGCATTAGCAGAAACAGAAAAAGATTTAAAAATTGCTACACTTAACAATGAATTAGCTGTATTACAAACAAGAAGAGACTTACTAGAGGTAGAAATGGCCGCAAGAGGGCCTATGACCGAGCAACAAGCAAATGCACTTGCTGTATTTGATGCTCAAATAGAAACTGCTCATCAAGTTGCTCAACTAGAGATTAACGTTATAAATCAGCAGTATGCGTTAATGAAAGCAAAAGTTGCTAATGAAGAAACCTTGGCAATAATGCAAAAAGCAAGAGAAGGAGCCGGGGAAAGCAACTTTGGAGGAGGACTCCTTGCGGGTGCCACAATGGCTACAGATCTTTTCAATCCAGATAATCCCGAGAAATTAGAAGCATTAAAAGCAAAATTTGGAGAGCTTGGAGGAGTAATTGAAGGTGGCAAAATGCTTCTTGCTGGTTTCTCCGCAGACTTAAAGAATCTGGGGCCAGAAGGCGAAGCAATGGCTGCAATGGTTGATGGCACCGTATTGTTAATGGATAATTTCCAAGCGCTGGGAGAGTCAGGAGCTAGCACTTCAGCAAAATTAGAAGCAGTTGCAGGAGTAATTCAATCAATTGGACAAATTCAAGCAGCCTCTTCTGCAGCAAAAATTGCTGGAATCGATAAAGAAATTGCAGCTGAGAAGAAAAGAGATGGAAAGTCTCGAGAAAGTGTTGCAAAACTCAAACAGCTTGAAAAGAAGAAAGAACAACAGCAGCGAAAAGCATTTGAACAAAATAAGAAAATGCAAATGGCAAGCACAATTATTAATACCGCGGGCGCAGCAATGAGAGCTGTTGCAGAACTAGGGCCTATCGCTGGTATTATAATGGCAGGTATAATTACTGCAATAGGTGCCGCACAACTTGCAATAATTGCTTCTACCAACTTCCAAGGAGGAGGAAGTATAGGAGGAGACAGTGGTCCTACATCTGTTAGTGTAGGACAAAGAAAAACTTCTGTGGATATGGCTAAGTCTGCGGGAGGCTCAGGAGAACTCTCGTACTTCCGAGGAGCAAGAGGGGTAGGAGGTCCAGAAGACTTTACTCCCGCATTCTCAGGATATAGAAATCGTGCAGAAGGGGGAAATACCGCATTTATGGTTGGAGAACAAGGGCCAGAAATGTTTGTCCCAGATAGGGCAGGTACAATTATTCCAAATGATGATATTGTAGCTCCGACTGCTGTAAATGCAACATTTAATATCTCAGCTGTAGATGCAACAGGCGTGGAAGATCTACTTACAAATCAACGTGGTAATATTATTGATATGATTCGTGAAGCAGCAAATGCAAACGGAGAAGAGTTCCTAGAAAACATAAGAACCTCGGAGTTATAAATGACAGCTCAAACTACTTTACCTGATCCAAATAACCGTATTAGTATTGCTGGTAATGATGACAGTGGTTCTTACGGTCCTGGATTTTCATCTGTAACTTTAAAATCAAATCAGCCTGTTGTTTCAAATAAATCAAATTCTGGTCTTTCTTTTCGTTCCATTGTAAAGTATCATCAGTGGGAATTGGATATTAAGTATAATGATCTTACAAAATCTGATTTTAATATAGTATACCCTTTTCTACTAGAAAGGCAACAAAGTCAAGAAGCCTTTTTTGTAGAGCTTCCTCAATATGGAAATGCTGTTGCAGCTACTCAAATAATAAATACTACAGCTAGTACAAGCCCTGGAAGAGAATTTTTAAACTTAACGGGTACTAATGTAGATGATATTAATATGGGCGATATGTTTCATTTAATTAATAATGACGACAGTCTACACTTAAAAGCGTATAAAGTTACAAAAATTGATGCAACAAATAATAGAATTTTCTTTTCTCCCGGGTTACAGCGAAAAATCACTGCAAATGATACTGCAAGAATTCTTATGACTCGTCCACGCCTTCGTGTACGAGTTAAAGGAGCTATGCTCACTTACTCAGTAAAAGCAAATGGACTGTATACTTTTTCAGTCAATGTAGAAGAGGCTTTGGCATAAATGGCATTACGAAATATACATGATGATATTATAACGGCGCTACAGAATCGAGTGCCTCTTTTAACCTATCATTTGATAAAATTTGAAAAACCTTCAAGTCTGCAAAAAGCTACTCGAAGAACTGATTTTTCGTATCTTACAGATGCTCCTTATGATGTAGACTATGATGAAGATGGAGATAACTCTACCAATGGCTATAAGGCAGGGGGAGTTGTAAAAATAGGAAAAGTACAAGAGGCAATAGAAGCAAAAGCCACTAAAATGAGCTTAACTCTTTCGGCCACTAAGCTAGGAGCAACTTGTATTGCACAGGCTACTATGGCAGATACTCCGACTACTCCGGTCGCAGCAACTAGTAGTGGAGAAGGGACTGCAGGAATACTTAATTTAGATTTTGATATTTTTTCAGCAGGCTTTTATGTAGGAGACACTATAAGCCTAACTCGAACTGATGAAGGAACATTCCCTAAAAATACAAATTTTAACCTTGTTAATCCAGCCGCTCCAACTGCACTTACGCTCAAAATTGATAAAATTCGAGGCGATGGAAAAACAATTGAAGTAACAAGTCTAGAAAAAGAAGGAATTGTAGCCTTTACTAACGTCGAGTGTAATATAGATTATGTTAATCCGGAAGTAACTACTCTTACTGCAAAAAATATAGGCTCTTTAAGCTATGAAAGTTATGTGAATAGAAGCGTAGAAATTTATAGAGTTTTTGCACATCCCGATACGGGAATTATAATTGGTAGTCCTTTTCTATATTTTAAAGGCGTTATTGCTCAGGGCACTCTCAATGAAAAAATTTCGGGGGAGCCTACGATTACTTGGTCTCTAACTAGCCATTGGGGAGATTTTATTAGAATACAAGGACGATTAACTTCAGACGAATTTCATAGAGGATTAGATTCGGCAGGATATATTTTAGAAAATACAGCATTAAAACCGCAATATGCTAGTGATTTTGGATTTGAGCATGCAGATAAATCATTAAATGTTCTAGCAAAGTATACAGGCACGGACTCTCGGCTAAAATCTCGTAGAAGGGGAGGCCTTGCGGGTATGATGGGCGGCAGAAAATACTCTACAGAATATTTTGAAGTTGAAAAACAGCTTGATCTAAGACTAAATCTAGAGTCGAGACATATTCCAGTTGTTTATGGAGTGCAAAAAATTGATTCCTTTCCTGCATTTGCAGATGTAATAATTACTCCGGACATTACTCCGGGACAGACAGGCTCAAATTCAAGTCAATTTACTGGTGGATTTACAACTATGTATTCCGCAAATGTGCTGTGTGAAGGGCCTATTTCAGCATTGTTTGATGTATTTGTAGATGATGAGAGTTTAGTCTGTAAAGATGAGTCAGATAAAAGTGTACGAGAAATGGGCACACTTCCTACGGGAACTACTGACACTACTGACACTGTAAAAGGGGTTGCTTGTTTCGGCTCGATGGAGAAAGGAGATGTAGCAGGCGGATCCTATTTTAATCAAGTTTCTGCACAAGCAGGAGGTCAAATAGCCTCAACACCCTACGGTACTTTTATAATAAGTGGGGGAACAAACCCTGAAGGCTTGGATATACAAGTATCTATGATTCTACCTGATGGTAGTATAGTAAGTGGAATAAACGAAGCTCAGTTTGACTCGGAAAATAATCAAATAGGTGGGTATTTCCCACAAAGTGACCCAGAGCAAAGAGGAGTTTTACACGAAAGAAGCTTAGGGCCTTTGCCCCAAGCTAAAAATTTAAAATTAACTTTTCATTCTGGAAAAGATGACCAAGAAGCAAATAAAATTTTAATGAATAAAGCTGCCGGAGAAGGCAGTACAACCCCCCTATTTTTAGGGCAACAACAATATACAAAACTAGGACTAGATCCTGGAACATACTGGGGACAGTCTCATAGATTGCTGGATACTGCATACGCAGTACTTGAAGATAAAGTTAGTGATACAGATGCACAACTTCCTGATATAAGTTATGTTGTAAAAGGAAAATTTGTAAATTGTTTTAATTATGATGGAACTTACAGAAATAATCTGGTAAACGACCCTAATAGTGCACAGCATGTTGGTTATTTTGATTTAGCGGACAATGTACTTATTGAGCCCCACTACAGATCGGGGGCAAAGTATAATGCCACTATTATTGATAAGTGGTTCTTTGTGGACATGAACGGAGAGTATGATTATAGGTTCCGATTCAAAGCAGGACTCAAAGGAATAGTAAGTGTTCAAAATGTTGATGAGCTAAATGTATTTTCTGTATTTTCAGCGCCGGGTATACGTACAGGCGACAAAGTTAAATATAAAGCAAGTGGCACGGCGATTTCAGGATTAGTAAATAATACAGAATACTTTGCTATTTATGATCCTAACTCCTCAGGATCAATTAAACTCGCATCCACAAAAGAAAATGCAGTAGCAGGGACTACTCTTAGTATACCAACACAAACACTTCCTACAGGAACTCATGACCTAGAACTATTATTTTTAGATGAGCAATTAATTAATGATGGAATAAAAAGATTTGTTGTTGAAAATCCAACCCAAGTTACCATTGGAGGACAACTGGTTACTCCTAATTTTACTTGTACTTCGGAAACTTATGGCGGAGGAGCCAACATTGATGTTTCAAATGTCGAATATACTAGTGAAAGGTATATTCATCAACAAACTTCTAGCCCTCTTGTAAACTTTCCTATTTCTATAAAACGAACAGTTACTCGCGGAAAACAGATAAACACGAATATGTTTTCAAATGAATTTGGAATTGATACGGACGACAAGGTAACTGTTATGGGTCAACCGATTCCGAAAGCTTTACTCACAATGTTTTCGGGTTTGGTCGACGCTGCTCGTGCAGCAGCAATTGCCAACTCCAACGGTGCACTTACAACCGCTAATTTTTTTACAGACGCAAGTGGAGCTTTTCTAGCTCTTCCAGTAGGTGATGCATACGAATATGAAATCGATTTTTCTGGAACCCCCGCACTAGCAAGAAATCTTATAAGAGCAATAAAAGGTGCACCAGCTGCTGCACAAGCAATTGACTTACAGATAAAACGAGAGCATAAAGGCGGTAACGTTGTAAATGGAGTTTTGCAAGACGGAATAACTGTAGAAGTAAGTCCTTTTACAACTGTGAGTGGCTGGCCCGGACTTACCGCTGCTTATGACGAAAGCACTGATAAAATAATAATTAAGGGCTTTAATACTCAACTAGACGAACTATTTGATGCTGTAGATACAACGGCTCCAGGACCTGGGCAATTCGATAGTAATAATTCTAATCAACAACAAGTAAATACAGATACAAAAGTACATTCATCTAATGTTACTGCAACTTTACAGTTCTTTCAAGTTGTAGTTCAAGATACGACAAGTCCAGTTATAGATACAACTGATGCAGATACATTAGATGGAACTACTATTACTTTTAAGAAAGAAAATGTTGAGGATAGAACAGTAGGACTAGCATATCCAAGTATTACTGCAAACCCAGTAGCCAATACTCCGGGAAACCCCGGAAGTCTTAATATTGCACTTAGAAATGCTAACTTATTAATACTTACGGAACATTTAAATACTACAGACCACGGAGGAACCTCAACATATTCCTATGGCGGACGAAGCTATGAAGGTAGTGCTGTTCCCTCTAAATCTGATCGTAGAGTTTCAACTAATCCCGCATTACAGTTATTAGACTACTTAAGAAGCACTACATATGGTAAAGGACTCTCCGATGATCTTTTAAATATTGAGTCTTTTCGAGAAACTGCACGAGCATGCGATCAGCAGTCTCGCGTAACAGTTCTTGGTTCTCATATACGGCCTCCTGCACATATAAGTGTGGGAGATGTATACGAGTATAGATTCAGTAGTAAAGTATTTTTTAGAGGTACTCTTGAAGAAGTATCCAATACAATACAACATACTGTTGTAGAGTACGATTCAACCACAAATACTTCAACTACAGTAACTAGAAATTATATACAGTATACTTTTAAAGATGTAATTGGAAAACTTGGAAGAAAGTGGTATAGTTACACTAAGTATCACCGAGGAGAAATTGTATGGACAGTAGACGGAAAAGCCCTTATTGTAGATTCCGGATCCATCAGCGGACCTTATCCTAAAACCATATCACAGCCGGACAGTCCGCTACCTCAAGCTACCATAAGTGCTGGATATACGGGCGGAAGTGCCACAGGAGGGGTGGCTTACCTTACTAAAGTAAGTGGCGCATCAAATAGCGATACGGAACTGCATCTAGATACTGAGCAGCACTCAGGAAGTACGGGAAATCCTATTGTCAAAAAATTGCTTGGTGATGGTAGAATTGCTTCTGGCTATGATTTGTATGATTCTTGTGACGTAAGATACTGGAAATATTTAGGCTGGGAAGAAAGAACTCAGCGACACGCTACGCGCCATCAAATGAATCAAACTATTGATACGAGTGCTCCTCTCTTTGATAACGTAAATCAGATGCTTACACAGTTTAATGGAATTCTTCGATATTCTAATGGAAAGTATGAGTTAGATTTAAAAACTAAAGCGCCCACTACTATTAGTTCCCTTGAACAAATAACCACTGACAAAATTGTTGGTGATATAAAAATAACTGATAAAGGAATTAGTAAAACATACAATTCTGTTACTACTGGCTATATTGATCCACAAAATGGATTTAACTCAAAAAATATAACATACTACAATTCGAATTATAAAAAAGAAGATAAAGGAATTTCTCGTCAAGGTCAGTATAAAGCACCGGGAATCACAAATTATTTTAATAACCGAATGAATATCAAGCAAATGCTTGATGAGTCTCGTTCTGGTCTTACTGCTACTTTTACAGGCTCTCCAGAAACTTATGTATTACTTCCGGGTAATATTATAGACATTACTTACGAAAGATTTAACTGGACAAATAAACTCTTTCGCATACAATCCATGAGCCCCCGAGACGATTTATTAGTAGATTTTACAGTTGTTGAACATAATGATGATGCTTACGTACTTGAGGCTCTTCCTTCAGATTTAGTAGAGGCTACTTATCCAGAGGGTCCCGGATTCCCTGTAGTTAACCCTATTGCTCCAACTGGGCTTACTGCAGTAGGAACTACTGATGGAATACGTCTTAACTGGAATAATGTAGTCAACTTTAGTCAAGAAACGCACATAATAGAGGTTTGGAGAAGTACGAATTCTAGTTTTAGTACTTCTTTTCCTACCTTTGGCACAGCGAATGATGTAGAAAAACCCCATAAAACATCTTCTGTAAATACTACAACCGATGATGCGAATCTTGATCCTGATCTTACATATTATTACTGGATTCGATATGCACTACCTTCTAATAAAGGTAGTCCTGGAGTAAGAAATTTTTCAAGTTTTCATCCTCAAAGAAATGAACCCGGCGTTAGTGCTACCGCTCTAGATAATAGATCTTATAGTGTAGACTTTTTTGGGCCTCAAACAGCAAACTATGATGCTGCAGGGGATCTGTTGTCTGGAAGTACTTTTACATATACTGCAACAGCTTTTAACTTTTTAGATCCAAGATTTAAGTTTACATTTGACGGCGCAGCAGAGCCCTCATTTACTGCCCCTGCAAGTGGTTTTCAAAAAACTTTTAATATAACTGTTCCATCAACTATCTTTACCGGTGTAAAAGACATAAAGGTTGAAATTCAAGAAGGTGCGGCGGGGGGCACAAAAATAGAAGAAACACTTACGTTGACGGCCGTTCAACAGCCCCAAACTCAAAAAACAGTAGAACTGTTTAAAAAGTTAAATAATGTTAATACTACAACAGGTATTACAAATCCTACGCAGCAAACATTTGCAAATCCTACAAATGGTATTTCGGGATGGTCAACAACTCAGCAAGATCTTACTCAAAATCTAGATGTAATCTTTATGGTAGAAAGAGTCTTTACAACGGACGGTCTTTCTCCTCAAGATGCAACTTGGTCAACTCCAGTAATTGTAGCTAGGCGAAATGATGGCATTACCGGCCCCCAAGGCCCGGGTACTCCGCAAATGGATTTAACCAATGAAAATCACAGTGTTACAGCAGATAATGCTGGAAATGTTCTTAATAGTAATTTTCCGGGTGCAGTCACTGCTGCTATTATTTATGAAGGTGGAACAAATGTAACAAATAATTGGACTTTTGCTACTCCTGTGCAGAGTCACCCAGGATTAGGATTTAGCTGGAATAGTACTTCAAAAGTTCTTCAGATCACTTCCATGTCCGCAGCACTAACAGAAGCAACAGTTACTATTAGTGCTAGCTATCTAGGCACTACTTTAACTAAAACATTTACTATAACTAAAGTTAATGCGGGATCAGCGGGAGACGAGGGAGAGTCCGTAAACATTATATTTGGTAGATTCTCTACACCTCCGAATGCACCCGCAGACTCTACTAGTCCTAACAATAGTATTGGATGGTATGATGATCCTCCTGCAGACCAAGGAAATCCTTTATATGCTTCGAGAGGCACAAAAGCTTCAGGAGCAACTAATTTTGTCTGGAGTACCCCCTATAGAGTTGATGGTGATTCAGTAGCAGAAGTCTATGTTTACTCTGATGTTGTTACTGGAACCACAATACCAACTCCTCCTACGTCGTCAACATATAACTTTAGAACTAGTACTCTTACTATTAATAACGCTAGCTGGAACAAGAATCCTCCAAGTCTAGTAAACGATGGAGACCAAATATACGTGTCCGTAGGATTAGCTGCAGGCACCCCTAGAGGCACCCCGACCGTTACTTTTGGGCCTGCAGCACGATATGCAGTGAAAACAGATGGAAACGATGCAGTAGTATATAGTTTGAATATAGTTCCTTCAGTAATCAAAAAGACAATACCAGCCACTGGTTCTGCAACTTTTGATTTTACTACTCTAAATGTTTCAACAATTAAAACAGCAGGAACTACTGTAACACAGTCACCTTTGCCTGCAAATGAAGTAACTATAAAGGCGTATCTAAATTCAGCGAACAGCGCCCATGCCACTAGCAGTAATGGTAATATGACTCTTACCTCATCTGGTGATTATGGTTCTGCTAGTTCAATTAAATTTGAGCTAATCAAAAACAATGTTGTTATAGATACCGAAACAGTACCTATTTTGGAACAAGAGCAAGGGGATCCGGGCCCAAGAACTATTCAAGGATACCTGTACTATAGAAAAACAGGACCTAATCATGCATTCGCTCCATCCGCTCCTAGTGGTAATACATATACTTTTTCAACAGGAGTGGTAACAGGCACCGATATTAATGATGCAGCAAATCCCCCGAACAATGTATGGCAAAACCAGCCTCAAACAACAAATGCAGCGGCACAAGAAACAATCTGGACTGTTCGATACTACGGAACAGAAGCTTCCTCAGGAGCTACTTCAATAGCTGTAAATTACTCAAGTGTTGTTCAACATACTAATTTTACAGGAATAGTTACTTTTAGCTCGGGAACTCAATTAACTGATGGTAGTGTTACTATTGACCCACTTACAGCAAATGAAGTAAATGGCACCTCGGGAGTCACTCAAACAATAATTGATGGAGCAAATATAAGCGCAGGTTCAATTCGAGCTGGAAACTTCGTGGGTGATGTTACTGAAACTTATACGCTTTCTTATGGAGATCAACAAGCAGGTATTGCAGCATCTTTTACTCAATCTAGTACTAGCACTTTTCACTTTTACATACCGGCCCCTAAAGATAATGGTACAACGCTGAATGGAGTCTCTGCAAATGTTGCGAGATCGCTTTTTGGAAATATGCACGTAGTTTTAGAAAGTAGTAGTCAGTATATTATTCGTGCATACACTGAAATTTTCTTAAGAAGCGGAACAATATTTGGGCAGGCAACTGGTACGATGTACAGACAAAACTGGAGTGGCTATTCTTTCATTTCTTCCTACCCAGTGTCCCCTTTCAGTGGTTCCGCGCTTAAGTATTTAGAGATATATGGAAATAAAATGGGCGAACTAAATACTGGGGGGCTGCTCTATAAACATGGAGGTACAGGAGGCTACTCTCCTATAGTTAGTTTAGAGTATTTTCCTACAGGGGCTCTATACCACGGCTATGAGTGTACTCGAGTCTACTTTTATAGTAATAATAGTCTTAGTTCAAACAATAGAGCCAATCTTAAAGGTACTTTTAGTCCTAGTTACATGATTTGGGAACATTGGCCTAGTACCTATAACACTAGTTTATCTACCAGTCCTAGCATAGCACAGGTTTCTATGCGAGCCAGAATAGGGGGTATTTATAAAGCTTCTGGGCCTGGAATTTGTGTAATGCCCATAAACTTTAGACTGCCAAAAAGAGTTCATACGTCTCCAGTTCAATTAACTGCAAAAACGACTATTGTACATCATACAACTAATAGTGTTAATAATAGCACGAATCCAACAGGAGGCTCTACCATCCCTGTATCCGTGCGTTTTGTAGGAGGAACTTTTGGCTATTCAGTATAAGGAGAGAAAATATGTCTTTTAATTGGAAAGTAACAGGAATGCTAAAAAATTCTGATGGTGGAGTTTATAGTGCTCATATTCACTGCTCTAAAGCAGAAACTATGGATGGAGTAGACCAGGTAGCAGATTTTGCTTATGTACTAACTTTTGAGCCCGATTCTACTTCAGCAAATTTTATTCCTTATGAAAGTTTAACCGAAGAAATAGTATTAGGGTGGGCGCATAACGGGGACTCGGAGTCTAAAGCCGAGGAAGACTGGATATTAGAAGTTGACGACTTGGGATACCCTACTATGGCCACATATGACAATTACAGTCACGGAAATGCGGATCCTAAAGCCTATGTAGAAATGATAGTAGAAGGTGAATTAGCGGAAATAAGAACTGCTACTGCACCTGCAGTTTTACCTTGGTAATCATACCCCCCAAAAATAAATCTTGACATTTTATGTCTGTATTGTTATAATCATTTTTAATTAAATATAAAAGCCTCCTCGTGAGTAAGTTAAACCTCAATGGATATAATTCAAGTAGTAAAAGGCGATACAGGCCCAAACCTTAGAGCAACTGTGACTCGCTCAGACACTGGAGGAGCTTTTGTAGGGACGAGTAACTGTATCTTGAAGATACGTAAAAAAGGAACTACAGTAGTAATCTCAACGATTTCCCTTAATGCAGCTGCATCTAATCTTGCTACAGGAACATTAGTATTTCCTTTGTCCTCTTTCTTGACTGATAATAATACAGTAGAGGGATTTTATGAGGGAGAAATTACATTTACTCTGACAGATAATACTACTATGAGTGTATTTGAGCTAATAGACTTTAAAGTTAGAGAAGATTTCTAAAATGAAAAAAAGTTTAGTATATAAAGAGCCTGTTAAGCTATTCAATGTCCCTGAACGAGGCAAATATTATTCAAACGGCCCTATCCTTAATACCAGTAGTATTAGTATCCCAGTATTTTTTAAAAAGTCCTCGGATACTCCTCTACTTGCAACAGTAACGGTGGTAGGCACAACTTAAATAAATGTCTGATTTTAAATTAAAATTTTCAATTGCAGAATTATTATCAGACCCAGAAATAGCAGAAGCAATAGATAATGCTCCTAGACTAAATTCTGCAGAAAGAAATGCTGAGCCTTTGGTACAAGATGTTTTAATTCCAGATCAGCCAGTACTTTTTTCGTTTGATTCAGATACTCCAAATTTTTTAGATTTACGTTTGGATATGTTCGTGACTCGTAGACACAGTATATTAGAAACAGAAGTAAATGCTATAGATCTTTCACAAATACTTAGGATCTCAAAAGAAAATCCAGTAGAATTATTAACTACTATTGATGAAGTGGTAACAGAATTAAAACGCGGTTTCCAAGGAATGAAAGATCGAATACTTGTAAACGCAGAAGCGGATACTCTTTATGCAAAACAAATATTAAATTTTGAAAATGTACAAGCAGCAGACATAGTCCAAGACTTAACTTTAGACAAAGAGTTTTTAAATTCCGCAAGTACAAAAACCTTACTACAATTATTTACTCGACGATCTTTCGATTTTGATGTAGAAGTAATAGAAGAGATAGAAACCTTTTTACAAGTAAGACGCGAGTTTAAACAGCTTGTACATGTAAATAATACTAATTTATTTAGCGGAAAGCACAATTTAATACGAGATACACTAACTTTACAGGATAGTAATACTCAAAAGCCCGGAAAGGGCGGAACATTAAGCTCTGCTCAAACAGAAATATTTGTAGAAATACTTAATAGAACAAAAGCATTTAGAGAAAGAATACATACAAGACAATTAGTAATTCCTGCAAGAGCTAGAATTGAACGAGATAAAGTTAAAACAAATGCAACTGATATTCGATTTTTTCGAGGGTTAGGAAAGTTAGATGAAGCATTCGTAGAAGAGTTTGATCCTGCTTTTTTAGTTGGCAAAGGCTTCAAGGAAAGATTATTTACAAAAGAATCGGCACTAACTCCTAAAGCACGGATAGCAGAAGAGTCAATAGGTATAAAAGATTTTGATGAACGAGATGTATTTAAGGGAGTTCATAATAGTGATCTAGCTGAAACTTCTATGAGTAGATTCTTAAAGACTTCTAAAGGTTTCACTCATAAAACATCCATAACAGATACAGACTTAGTAGCTCGAGCAAGAATAGCAGAAGAATTAATAGAGCTTAATTTAGAGCAACGTAAAAAATTAGATAAAAATCTTGAAGAAGACGTTGTTTTAGAAAGTTTCAGAGACTTCATAGTTTCTTTAATAAAATCAAATAAAGTAGGTATTTTAGATGACACTATAGTTGCAAAAGCAGACATATTTGAACAAACGTTAAAAACAAATATGTTTACTCAGCTAAAAGTAATTTTACCAGAAATTGATGAGGTATTACTTAAAAATTTACTTAGTTTCAATCCAAAAAGTAATCTTAATACTAAAGCAAATGTATCTAATGAAGTAATTTATGTAGGTAAGTCCCAAGAAATCTTTAAAAATATAGTAGAAACTTCTTTTGATATAGATTTAAGAAGAATTGCAGACCCAAAAGACTTTATAGCTTCAGAAGTATTTAGCCGAAATTCATTTAGTAAAGTATTAGAACTTGAAAGTCAACTAAATGAGCTTATAGTATCTAAAAGTAGAGTTCCTGATGAACTTTTAAGGGATACAATAAAAGCAATTAGTGAGATACATTTCTATAAATTTGGGCGAAAATTGTTTGAATTTATAAATACAAGATCTACTGTACGGAAAAAAACTTTTGCGAATTTTAAAAACTCTGTCAGTACAAAAAATCATGAAGAATTACATAGAGTTTTAAGTGAAGGTATTACTTTCGAGAATGCGCAAACAAAAGAAAGTTCTACTATTCACTCAAACAAAAATTTAGTTGTAGATGTTAATTTTATAGAAAGAATACGAAAATTCTTTGCTAGAAACGATATTAAAAGCAGCGCTAAAGTAAGTCAATCAATTATTCTTGCTCGAGTAGTAAAAGACGCTTTATTAGAAAATAGCACTACAGCAGCACTAACAGTGCGAAAAGGATTAGTTAACCGTTTAGATACTGATATAGATGTAAATGATCCGAATCTAAACAAATTTATAAAAGAATTACACGTGGATACAGCATTTACGAGTATAAAAGGGTCCGCTTGGAACAGGGACAAAGAGTATCTGAGCGGCCCATACTATTTAGAAGCATATGTTTCTGATTCACCTGCTGCGCCAGGTGCGCCTGGCTTAGCAAGCCAATTCTAAGGAGAAATTAAATGTATAAAGACGATTGTCGATTAAAGGGGGTTGTAAACCTCGTTCTTCGAGATAAGGACGGCAAGGTGAAGCAACATAAAACAATTCGCAATAAAGTAACTGATTATGGTATTGCACATATGATTGGCCGCATGATTGATGATAATCAAGATAAAGCGGGAGCTCATATTATGCCACGCATGATGAGTCATATGGGCATCGGTGTAGGTGCTGCAGGTCAAGATGGTACTCATACTACCACATCTACTCGAGATAGTAATAGTGTTCAAAATCTATATGAAGATAGAACTTTTGGCACTCTTGATTTGAAAAAAGCATCTGAAGCAGCAACTTTTGATAGAATGCTGCAAAATGAGCGAGGACGTCGAGTTCAGCTCATGAAAGATAGTAGTTTAGCTTCTGATTATGCTATTGAGCAAGCTCTTAACTTAACAGCTATTACTGGAGGAGGAGCTGTATATCAAGAAGTAGGCGGTGTAGGATACTTTGTTATTAATAGTACAAGTGCAAATGCTGCTCAAATTAAAACTTTTAGAACTCTTCGTGGCGGAGATGCTCTTCGAGTGGTTGGATTACGAGAGACCGCATCAGGTACTCTAGTAGAACCGGCAGATAGCATGCTTACTATAAAAGAAATTATTAGTGGTAAAGATGCAAATGGAAATACTTTATCAGGTGCGGTTACAATTAAGCTTGATGCAGTGCTTGGTAACGAGAAAGGGCAGTCTACACTTCTAAAAAATAATACGGATATTGCTAGTGGAATTTCTGCTGGTACACTATTTTTAGATGTAGAGTATGTTGGACGCTTAAAGAATAAGTCAGAGGAGAGAGCCGATCTTGGATTAAATACTGCTGCATTAATGCATCCTACTTTTGACTCTACGCGAATTCATATGGATTTTGGCGGACAAAAAACCTCAACTGGGAAACCTGAAAGTTTTGCGGTTACTACTTTTAGCGGTGGCTCAGGCCAATCTCGAGGCCCATTCCTTGTTGATGCGGGCGCTTCTGGTCCTTTTGAAAATGATATAAAACTTCTTGGTATTCAAAGAGGTCGAATTGGAGCTTTTTATGAGCGTGAGATTGAAAGACCTCGACTGTTTAATACTGATAATAGTGCGTCAGGGTTTCCAAATGCTGCAGCTTATAATGATACTTCAGGGCAAGAAACTCCAACTCTAACAGGATATTCTGTTCCAATTACAGGAACAAGTCGAGCAGGCTTCCCCTTCTTGGGAACTAGTGAAAACAAACCGGCGGGTCGCGCAGAGGGAGAAGATAGTTTCCTTTTAGGCACTGTATTTGAGCAGTTTGGCACCTCGGTAGATGGTATTTTCCAAGGCTCTGAACTTGGTGGAAGTATTGTAGAGGATGCAGGAACTCAAGCTGAAGGTTACCCAAAAAATGAAAATAACTACGGTGTAGTTGGTGGTTTGCAAAAAGTTGGCAACGCTGTAAATTATACTATTCCAACTGCTAATCTACTTAACTATAGCTCAAATAATGTTTATACTGCGAATGCTCAAGCAGGAACTAAAAAAGTTGGCAAAAGAATTGTTTATATTGGAACTTTCAAGGAGCACAATCCTCGTCTTGAAACAGACTATAAGCCTCTTACTGAAGAAGGCATGACAGGTTCTACAGCAAATACTGCGTATACACATATTAACTCACCTCAAGATGGAGTTTACCCGATTACAGAAGCGGGTATCTTTAATCATCACAAAAAAGATGTAGGTATTTTCGATATTTTCAATCGTACGATAGGAAGTTCTCCTGCAAATAAAGCAAATCAAGATGCTAGAGATGCTAATCAAAATACTGCGATTACAGGGGCTAATCAAACGATTCCTTTAACAATTGGAAAAAATGTTGAGCACCAAGAAGTTAAGGACGTATTAACTGGAGGCAACGAAAAAGTTATTGCAAATGCTCGAGGCTTTACCCAAGGTCCGATTACACAAACAATGCTTTGCCGTACTACTTTTGATCCTATTAACAAAGCTGTATCGGATACCCTTCAGATTACTTGGTCTGTTCAGCTTACGGATAACAGCGTTTCATAAGAGACCGTAAATGAGTTCACCTACCTTTCCCGCAGGTCCGTCTAATGGACAGGCTCACACTGAGTTCGGTATTACTTGGAATTACAATTCCAGTTCCGGCCTGTGGGAAAGTGCTATTGGTGAAAATACAACTGTAGTTACTAAAAATAAACTTCAAGAGTACACTTTTGGAGCAACAAACCTTACTGATGTTGCCTCTAAATTATCCCATCAACTTTTAAGCATTGAAGAAGTTGATAGTAATATTGTAAATTTAAAACAAGCACTATTAAATTCTGAATTTGAGTTTCAAAGATTAAATACAGGTATACATAGTCGTGTAGATACTGGGCTTGCCCGTATATTTACACTAGAAAAGCAGCTAGGAGGAGCAGCGGCTCCTGGAGCAAATGAAAGTACAAGTCTTGCAGCACTCACAACTTCGACAAAAACAAACTTAATTGCTGCAATTAATACTTTAGCCCCGAAAGCGGGGCCTTCTTTTACAACTAACGGAAATATTCCTGCGAGTTTTGATCATTTTCCAGACCTACCAGTACAAAGTTCAAAATCTATATTAACCAGGAATACTGTAGCACCTTCAGATAGCCCTATTTTTACAGGGGCTCCGTCAATGACAGCAAGTCCGGTTTTAACGGATGAAAGTACAAAAATTTCAACAACCTTGTACACAGCACAAAAAATTAGAACGGAATTACAAAATACTTCAGTTAGTATTGTTCCTGAAAATGCGAATGTAGTTCTTGATTTAGGTGCGTCTGGAAAAGAATTTAATGATATTTATATTAAGGGAGATATTCTTCCAAAAACAGATCAACAAAATATAGGAAGCGCTACACAGCCTTTTGGAACAATATTTGCAAATACTGGTAGACTTGCAATCAATACTCTGTTTATTGGTGATGACTCAATTTCTGGTAATGCAAATGGAGGTGTAAATCTTCCCGACGGTACTTCAATTGGAGACGCAGAAAATGTAATCTCTAGTGGAATTTTTTCAACTATACTTGATGAGAAAATCTCAAAAGCTACAGGATACACTAAGTTAAGAGGTACTTTTAGTTCAGCAGGCTCAGTAATATCTGCAAGAACTCCGGTGTGCTTAGACTCAAACGGCGAATTAGTAGATGTAGTAGGCGGAGATCTAAATTCTTTTATAGGATTTACAGAGGCCCGAATCGAAGGAAATGGAAGTGGATTTGTAATTGTACATGGCCCCGTAACAGGTTTTAGTAATTTAACGGCAAATAGTGTTTATCATATAACTACTGGGGGAGTTTTAACAGAAACCTCATCAAGCACGACAAAAAAGGTAGGAATAGCAACAAGTACAACAGAGTTATTTTTATTTAGTACACCAATTGATCCATATATACTAAATAAAGATAAAGTAAGTTTATCAGATTTTTCTATTTCTACACTGGCAGCTAGTTCTAATGGTGGATTGAGCTATAATGCTGCAACAGGAGTGTTTTCTTTTACTCCTCCAAATTTAGGAATTTTTGCTGAAAAAGCAAGTCCTGCATTAACAGGTACTCCAACAGCACCTACTGCAGGAGTGGGTGATAATCCTTCCACGCAAATTGCTACAACAGCATATGTAACAAGTAAAATTGCAGCAACTGCTCCAAGTCAGCACAACGCAAATCTTACAGGAACACCAACTGCTCCAACGGCAGGTACAAGTGAAGAAAGTACACAAATTGCAACAACCGCATATGTTGCAAATAAAATTGCAGCTACCCCATTAAATACATTATCAGATGTTGTTATAAATAATCCTTTAAATGGACATGGAATCGTATATAATTCTACTACATCAAGATTTGAAAATGGACTAGTAGGCGGAGGCGGTGGTGCAGGAATAGACTTTATAGTGGATGGAGGTACAGCTACAACAGCTGCAACTTCTATTCAGATAATACTAGACGGGGGCAGTGCATAGTGGCAATAGCAAGAATACAACTAAGACGAGATACTGCCTCTGCATGGACTACTGCAAATACTGTTCTTAATGCGGGCGAGCTCGGCTTAGAAACAGATACTAAAAAGATAAAAGTTGGAGACGGTACAAATAGTTGGCAAAATCTAGACTATATTGTGTATGAAAAAGCTTTTTCTGACCTAACGTCTACTCCAACCACTATAGCTGGATATGGCATTACTGACGCATTTGATGGAGCTTTTAACAGCTTATCAGGTAAGCCCACAACTGTAGCAGGATATGGTATTAGTGATGCACTTACTGGGGTATCTTTTGCTCAAGTAACAGGCAAACCAACAACTGTAGCAGGATATGGTATTAGTGATGCTCTAACTTCTGTTACTTTTGGAATAATTCAAAATCGACCAACCACCCTAGCGGGATATGGTATTACCGATGCTTTTGACGGAGTATTTAGTTCTTTAACAGGTAAGCCAACTACCCTAGCGGGATATGGTATTACCGATGCTTTTGACGGAGTATTTAGTTCTTTAACAGGTAAGCCAACCACCCTAGCGGGATATGGTATTACAGATGCTTTTGACGGAGTATTTAGTTCTTTAACAGGTAAGCCAACTACTCTTGCTGGGTATGCAATTACAGATGCCGCTCCGCTGGCCTCCCCGGCTCTTACAGGAACTCCAACAGCTCCTACCGCGGCAAATGGTACAAACACGACTCAAATTGCTACAACCGCATTTGTTAATACGGCACTTACTCCGTACGCAGAAATAGATGCAACTGCAAAATTGTACTTTCAAGAAACTGCTCCTACAATACTGGCATTAGATGAAGTATGGCTTGATACTAATGCAGGAGCGTTTTATAAAGCTAGTCCAGGCTCTTCAACAGTTCCTCTTGATAGTAGTTTAGTTTCATCTTCTTCAGCAAGTGTAACTATTCCTGCCGCAGGAGCAACAGATACAAGATTAGAACTATCTGCGGGTACTCCTTTTGGAAGTATAACCTTCAATATTCCTGTATTTCTAGAAGCTTTTTCTTCTACAGGCAGTAATCAGCCTACTTTAGGCACTTTAACATATCACGATAATACTACTGCGACTGCAAATACTACAAGTATAACTAGAGCTTCTGGAAATGCTTTAGATAAGAAAGTAAAAAGTTTTACATACTACTCCGGCGGTATAAGTAATTCAAATGTTTCCCATATGACAATAACAGTTTCTGGGAAACCTGAATGGCAAGTACAAGAAAGTCATATTCAATCAAAAGTTGATGCAGTAATAGACTCTGCTCCAGGAGCTTTAGATACTTTAAATGAATTAGCTGCTGCTCTTGGGGACGATGCAAACTTTTCTACAACATTAACAAATACCCTAGCAACGAAAGCCCCTTTAGCTTCTCCTGCTCTTACAGGAACTCCAACAGCTCCTACTGCTTCAGCGGGATCAAATACAACTCAAATTGCAACAGCAGCATTTGTAACAGGTGCGATTGCAAGTAAAATTGCACTTACAGATTTAAGTGTAACACAAAACTCTGCTTCCGGAACAGGAGCATTGTCTTATAATAACTCAACTGGAGTATTTAGCTATACTCCTCCCTCTACAGTAACTTTTGCCAATATTAGTGGTAAACCTACAACTGTAGCAGGATACGGTATTGCTGACGCACTCACAACAGGTGCAGATGCAGATATTGGCAGTAATGATTTTATTACAACTGGAAAAGCATATTTTGCAAATATGTTTGCCAATACAAACAATCTTCCAAGTGCTACAACATATCATGGCATGTTTGCCCATGTACACGCCACTGGAGCAGGATACTTTGCCCATGGAGGTAGCTGGGTACGCTTAGCAAACCATAGCGAATTATTTAGTGGATCTTTTACAGCTCTTAGCAATAAACCAACTACTGTAGCAGGCTATGGAATTACTGATGCATTTGATGGTGCATATAGTAGTCTTACAGGAAGACCCACTACTTTATCTGGATTTGGTATTACAGATGCTGCACCTTTAGCCTCTCCAACCTTTACAGGAACTCCTGCAGGTCCAACTGCTACAAGTGGTACAAATACAACACAGCTTGCTACTACAGCATTTGTTCAAGCCGCTATTTCAGGATTTAGTGCTGGTGCAAATGTATCCGTATCTACTTCTGCTCCAAGTAGTCCAGCAGCAGGAGACTTATGGTTTGATTCAAGTGAGCTAATACTTTATGTATACTATGCTGATGGAACTTCCAACCAGTGGGTGCAAACAAACCCAAGCTCTGTACAATCAGGTGGTTTTGATGGTGCATTTAGTAGTCTTACAGGAAAGCCTAATACTATATCTGGGTATGGGATAACAGATGCTGCGCCTACAAACTCACCAAGTTTCACAGGTACACCAAGTGCTCCGACTGCATCAAGTGGAACAAATACTGGACAGATAGCAACAACAGCTTTTGTACAGCAAGAAGTATCTTCCGCGGGTGGCTATAATGATGCGTCTGTAAATACTCACTTAAACAGAAGTACTGCGGCAACTGGAGAAGTACTAAGCTGGAATGGTAGTGATTATGATTGGGTGGCGCAGCCTACAATTCCTGCTCAAGAATTTATTAAGGCATATAGATTTGATGGGACACTATCTACGAATACTGGAACAAAAAGACTTTATGTACAAAAAGCATATACTTTAAAAAGTGTTCATGCTTATGTTGATACTGCATCTGCAGGTGCTGCAATAAATATTACTATAAATAAAAATGGATCAAGTCTACAGACTTTAAGCATAACAGCAGGAGCTACAGTAGCAAGTGTAACTTCATTAAATCACTCAGTTGCTGCAAATAATTATTTAACAATTGATATAACTCAGGTAGGCTCTTCAACAGCGGGCGAAAATTTATACCTAGTGTTTACATTTAACTAAGGAGAAAATATATGTATGCTAAATTAGTATTCCCCGGCGACACCAAAACAGGGGAGCAGGTTAGGGACATTGTAAGGCTAATTACAAGCTCTACATCAAGTACTGCAAGCCTTTCAGGACTTGAGTTTATTACAACCGCACAATCTACAGTATCGGGCGGAAATAGCGGATGGAGTTTACACTCTAGTTCGCCTTCTATTCCAAGTTCGGGAACAGCTGTAAGTGCAGCAGACTCAAACTTTACACTAGAAGCTCCGTGTGTGACGAGTGGAAAGACAAAGTACTGCAGTATTCATGTAAATGGAAGCTGGACTCATGCGGCTGCAACTCATACAGGGGATGATTTTGCATTTACACTGGCAAGTGTTGTAGATCCTGGTGCTGCTACCGAATTAATCAGTAATGGCTATAGTAGTACGAATTCTGCTTATGGCGAAAACTATGGAATCTGCGGAAATACAGAGCATTCAGATCAAGGAATTCACATCTTTGCAGATAACCGAAGAATTATTATTCATGGAAAAGATGGAAAAAACCATACTGTAACATTAATTAATGGAGAATTTGCTGAAACCGATACCACAACTCGATATACTCTTGTTCCTCAAGCTCAAATGTGTTTAAGTAGTATGTATCATATTTCAGACACAAGAAATGTTAGTTATCGAGGAGATACTTATACTCCTTGGGACAGCTTTAGCTATACAGTTCCTTTTATTAGCTTTTTAGAGTCAATGTACTCTTATCAAAGTGGTTGGACTGGAAAAATAAGATTTACAGGGTGGCATCAATATAATGATAGAGCTACTTATGGTGGAAAATGTCGTTATCGTAGCCGTATTGACGATGGAACTCAATATGGAGATTCAACTTTAGAGTCCTCTCTTGGCTACGGAAGAGCACATATGGGGTATGAAATGCTTGATTGGCCTCAAATTTATATGTTTGGGCCAAATCAGTATAACCAAGGATGGAATGATAACTCTAATTATGATAGTAGATTCGGAAGAGCTGCCTCAGGTGCTGTAGAGTATGATTCAAGTGGAAATGCAGGACTTGCTTTGTACAAAATGTGGTGGTCATCCCCTTCTTGCTGGAATTCAGATAAACAAGTTTTTTCTGATCTTTGTAATATTTGGAGATGTGCAGGCGGTCTAGGATCAGACGGCGACACTGTAACTATTGGTAGTAATACTTATGTTTATTTACAGCAGAATCCTACAACTCCTGATACTCTCGGCGGATTTTTAATTAAAAGGACTTAATTATGGCTGCTTTGCAAATTACTTATGGAGGCTCTTCCTATAATATTACTCGACTAGATGTGCAAGATGTTCCTACGCCTTCTCGGGTTCTATTACAGGGAGGGCAAAATTTGTTTACAAACAATACTACACGACTAGATGTTCAAGATACAGTAGCTCCCACTAGAACTTTTGCGCAAAATGCACAAAAATTATTTGAAAACAATACTTCACGATTAGATATTCAAGAACATATAAGCCCTAATCGTGTGTTTATTCAAGGAGGGGTTGCGAGTCCTAATGCACAGACAACAGGGGCTCCAGCATCAAAAGAAAGCTGGGAGTAATCATGAACTTGACAAAAACATATACAAATTCTGACGACAAAATAACTCATGTAGAGATAACTCTTTCTCACATAGAAGATGAAGTAACAACATCAGTATCGGATATATTTGAATTAAGGGAGCCTTTAGATTCAATTACTGAGACTGAAGCAATAATGGGTGTGGGAATCTGGTGGGCACAATTACGTGCTTTACAAAAAGCACTACAAACAAAATTAAGTCTTGCATTTCACACGGAGGCCACAGTTTAGGAGTAGCAAATGTCAGCATATAATTTTCCAAATAGTCCGAGCAATGGAGATACTGTAAATGTTGCAGGTATTGTTTATACCTATGACTCTACAGATAATGCATGGAAAACCGGAGCAGGTCAAAGTCCTGCTATACTAAGTAATGGTACTACTCCTAGCTTGGCTTCTGGAATTACTGCTGCTGAAATACGTACACTTATTGATGCTTCAGCTGACCCAGTAGACTTATCTTCTGTAGCTCAAAATATTATTCCTGATGCTGATTCGACTCGAGATTTAGGTACGAGCAGTAAAAAGTTTAGGGATCTTTATCTAAGTGGAAGTAGTTTGCACTTAGGCAGTATAACAATTGAATCAGATGCAACTTCTATAGTTCTTCCTCAATTAAAGATTGGTACAGGCGCTAACCAAGTAACTCTAAGCGGTTCTGGAGGCGCACTACAGGCAGGAGGAGCTGGAATTACTTTTGCAAGTCTTTCTGGTAAACCTACAACTATAGCTGGATACGGTATTACTGATGCTCTCACATTAGGAACTTCAGCTACAACTGCACTTGCAGGAAATACTACATTCTCCTTTGCAAGTCTTACAGGTAGGCCTACTACTATAGCCGGGTATGGTATTACTGACGCTCTCACATTAGGAACTTCAGCTACAACTGCACTCGCTGGCAACACTGCTTTATTTAGCGGAGCATTCAGTGCTCTTACAGGTAAACCTACTACTATAGCAGGCTATGGTATTACTGATGCACTTACATTAGGAACTTCGGCTACAACTGCACTTGCAGGAAATACTGCTTTATTTAATGGCGCTTATAGCTCTTTAACTGGCATACCTACTACCATAGCACATAAAAATGCAGACATTGATATTGGTAGTAATGATTTTATTACAACCGGTAAAGTTTTATTTGCAAATATGTATTCAGCGCTTTCTGATTTACCCAGCGCTACAACTTATCACGGCATGTTTGCTCATGTACATGCTACAGGAGCGGCATACTTTGCACACGGCGGAAACTGGATAGAACTCGCAAACAAAAGTTATGTAGATACTCAAGTCTCTGCTCTCGTAGACTCTGCTCCTGCAACACTAAATACACTAAATGAGCTTGCAGCAGCACTAAATGATGATGCAAGTTTTTCTACAACAGTTACAAATAGTTTAGCTGCAAAAGCACCTTTAGCAAGCCCTACTCTTACAGGCACTCCAGCAGCTCCAACCGCAGCAAGCGGTACAAATACTACACAAATAGCAACAACTGCATTTGTAACGGCAGCAGTAGCCGGAGCTTCTGGAACATATAATAACGCAGCAGTAGATACTCACTTAAATACAGGCACTGCTTCTACAAATGAAGTATTATCTTGGAATGGTAGTGATTATGACTGGGTGGCACAGTCTGGGGGAGGAGGGGGAGCCTCTGTAACTACGTCAGATGCTGCACCAAGTAGCCCAAGTGCAGGAGACTTATGGTATAATACAAATGCTGGTGGTTTATTTGTATACTATACTGATGCAAATTCTTCTCAATGGGTGGAAATTGTAGGTAAAACAGGTGCTACAGGTGCTACAGGTGCTGCAGGTGCTGCAGGTGCTGCAGGTGCTGCGGGGTCTAGTGCTGCAATAACTCGTTATGCTAATGTTGCAGGCTTTCCAGGAAGTCCTACTGCCGCTGATTTAGCTTATGCAAATGATACAAATACTTTATACTTATATAATGGCACATCTTGGGAAGTAGTAGCATCTGGAAATGACGAAAGTCCCGTAATTACTACTGAACCTCCTACAAGCACACAAACACTATCAAATTCAGGAAGTACTAGCACAGTAACAATGGTAGCACAAGACCCTGAAGGATTTGCTATTAATTATGGTATTGCATATAAAACAGCAAATAATGCTTTACCTTCTCAGCTTGCTTCTGCTCCTTCTATTAATCAAAGTACCGGAGTATACACTTTTACACCTAGTACTAATTCAGCTCACGCAGGAAGTTTTAAAGCACGATTAAGTGCATCTGATGGAGCAAGAACTACAACTCGTCTAATAGACTTTAGTTTATCTTTCACTGTATTAGTAGAATACTTAGTTATCGGCGGAGGCGGCGGAGGCGGAGGCGGATCAGCCGCCGGCGGTGGTGGTGGTGCGGGCGGTTATCGTACTGCTACTGGGTTTGCGTTAACACCCGGTACGGCCTATTCAATTACTGTAGGCGCAGGCGGCGCAGGCACTACAAGTCCTGACAATAATAATGCATCAAATGGAAGCAACTCTGTATTTGGAAGTATAACAGCTTTAGGCGGAGGCGGAGGTGCCGGTACGGGCCCCGCTAACCAGTCATATGCTGGTAATGGATTAGTTGGTGGATCCGGCGGTGGTGGTCGTTACGGTGGTACTGGGGGCGCAGGCACTTCTGGACAAGGTTATGCAGGGGGTGCCTCTACTTCCGCAGGTTCTAGAGGTTCTGGTGGCGGTGGTGGTGCTAGCGCTGCTGGTGGAGACGGTAATTCAAGTACTCCAGGTACTGGGGGTGCTGGACTGGCTTCTTCCATAACAGGTACTTCTGTAACCCGTGCAGGAGGGGGTGGAGGTGCTCTTTGGAGTAATGCTGCTTTCACTAATGGCGGAGCTGGTGGCGGTGGAAACGGTGGATCTTCTGCATCGGCAGGAACAGCAAATACCGGCGGTGGCGGTGGCGGTAATGGTAGTAGCGTTGCTGGTCAAGCGGGCGGTTCCGGTGTAGTAATTATCGCAGCACAGCAAGCAGCATCTTCTGTATCAGGAACTTATAGTGTAGATACTAGCGGTAGGTCCGGATGGCATGTTTATACATTTACAGCAGGCACTGGTAGTATAACTTTCTAAGGAGTAAAGAATGGCAACAGATTTTCCAAATAGCCCCTCAAATGGAGCAACCCATACTTTTGGAGGAAATACTTATACGTATAACTCTACAATGGGGGCATGGACAGGTCCGGCTGGAGGGTCGGGCGGAGGAGCATCTGTAACTGTATCAGAAACTGCTCCTTCTAGTCCTGCTGAAGGTGATTTATGGTTCGATCCAAGTGTACTCAAAACGTTTGTGTATTATAATGATGGAACTGCAAGTCAGTGGGTACAAAGTAATCCTACAGGTAGTGGAAGTGGTGGCAGTGCTGGAGCATCTGTAACTGCATCAGATACTGCGCCTTCGTCTCCAAGTGCAGGAGATTTGTGGTATAAATCAGATACAAATGCATTGTATGTATACTATAATGATGGAGACTCTAGCCAATGGGTAGGTGTATCCGGCCCTGCTGGAGCTGATGGAGCCGCGGGAGCCGCGGGAGCCGCTGCTACTGGTTATGGACAAGTTCCAATTATTTATACTGAACCTCCTACGACTCATGACTTAAATAGTGATGGTAGCACTAGCACAGTACAAATGCAGGCAGTAGATCCAGAAGGAACTGCGATTACTTATGCGATTGCATATGCAAATGCTACAAATGCACGTCCAAATCAACTTGTAGCAGATACAGCTATAAATCAAAGCACCGGTATTTTTACTTTTGATCCTTCTACAAACTCAACCCACGCAGGTACTTTTAAAGCACGTTTAAGTGCTTCAGATGGAATTACACACGCTACACGATTTGTTAATTTTACCCTAGCTTTTAATGTTACCGCAGAACTGCTACTTGTTGCTGGAGGTGGAGGCGGTAATAATGACGCTGGCGGCGGCGCCGGTGGTGGTGGCTACGTCGAAGATTCTTCGTATGTATTTTTAAGTGGTACTACATATAATATTACAGTAGGAACTGGAGGAGCTGTTGCGACAGCACAAGGTGCAGTTGGATCAAGGGGTGGAAATAGTACTTTTGCCACAGGAGGTTCTGATATTTATGTAGCTACCGGAGGAGGTGGCGGAGGTGGTGTTGGTAACTTTACTGGTAGTGATTTAAGCACTCAACTTAATGGTGGTTCTGGCGGAGGTGCAGGTCGTGCTTCAGACGGGCCAGGAATAGCCCTACAAGCTTCATATGGTGGAAAAGGCTTTGGTTTTAATGGCGGAGATGATTATTCGAATGAAGGCGGTGGCGGTGGAGGCGGTGCTGGCGGAGCAGGTACAGACGGTACCGCTGCTTTAGGTGGTAATGGTGGAGCTGCAAAACAGTCTTCAATTACCGGCACAGCAACCTACTATGCAGGAGGAGGGTACGCTGGAGGTTATGATGTATCTTTAGGCTCTTATGGTACTGGCGGTGGAGACAATGTTATTGGTAATGGAGGCTATGGTGGTATTTGGAGCAACGGCACATATGGTAGTAAAGCAGGAAATAATGGAGTTGTAATTATTGCAGCACAAACAGCAGCAACATCAGTTACTGGTGCTTATACCTCAAGCACTTCAAGTAGATCAGGGTACACTGTGTACACTTTCACAGGCACAGGTACTATAACTTTCTAAGGAGTAAAGAATGGCAATCAATTTTCCAAATAGCCCATCAAATGGGGATACACATACAGCAGCAGGCCAAACTTTTACCTATGATGGCACTGTATGGAATCCTCAATCAGGTACTCCTGTATCTACTGGCACAAGTGCGCCTTCTAGCCCCTTTCCTGGCGATCTTTGGTTTGATACGTCTTCGGGGACTCTTTACTTTTACTATGCTGATGGTTCTTCGAATCAGTGGGTTGGTGTAACTGGTCCTACAGGTGCAAATGGAACTAATGGTGCTGATGGTGCTGATGCAACTCCAACAAGTTATACCGCACAAGGAAATCTTCCAACCTCTGGAAATACTGTAGGAACACTTGCTTGGCTTACAAGCACAAATCAACTTGCGGTAGCACAATCTGCACAGGATTGGAGTATATTTACCAGAGATGCTACTACAGCTTTTACTGCAACTGGAGGTACAATTACAACTTATACTGGTGATGGTACTAATGGAACAAATGGTACTAGCTATAAAGTGCATACTTTTACTTCTTCTGGAAACTTTGTAACAACTGGATCAAAAAGTTATGATTATATTGTAGTCGCAGGTGGAGGATCAGGAGGCCCAAGACACTCTGGAGGTGGCGGTGCCGGGGGATATATCGCACAAACAGGAGTAACGATCGCAGCAGGAACCCATGCAATTGTAATTGGAGCAGGTGGAGCAGGTATCTCATCAGGAACAGGAACAAGCGGAAATAATGGTAGTAATACAACTTTTAATAGCCATACCGCGATAGGAGGCGGTGGAGGTGGATACTCTAGTTCTGCAGCAGGTAGCGGAGGTTCCGGGGGCGGAGGATCTAGTTGGAATGCATATACTGGGGGTGCTGGTACATCAGGACAAGGATATGCAGGTCGAGATGGACATTGGACATCTAGTGGAGATCACAGAGTTTCTGGAGGCGGCGGCGGTGCTGGAGGACAAGGACCCGCACCTACACACAGCCCTCAGCAAGCGGGAGATGGTGGTGTAGGAGTACAAAACTATATAAATGGAACAGGCCATTACTGGGCTGGTGGAGGCGGTGGGGGTACGTGGAATTCTGGTGGAAGTCGAGGAGGAAATGGGGGTAACGGTGGAGGCGGCGGTGGAACTCATACGGGTACCGGTACTTTAACTGGAGGAACTGGCGGCTCTGGTTTAAATGCTGGAGGCGCTGGAGGAACAGGAACGACTAACCTGCCAGGAGCAGGCGGGCAAAATACCGGAGGTGGCTCAGGAGGGGCAGGGCAAGACGTTCATGCAAGCCATGTTGGTGGTTCTCAAAGCGGAGGCTCTGGCATTGTAATTATAAGGTATGAGGCATAAAAATGGCACACTACGCAAAAGTAAAAAATGGAATAGTAGAAAATGTAATTGTAGCAGAAGCAAAGTTTTTTGAAACTTTTGTTGATGATTCTCCAGGTGAGTGGATTCAAACATCCTATAATACACAGGGAGGAGTACATTATGACCCTACAACTGGAGAGCCTAGCGAAGACCAAAGCAAGGCTCTTCGAAAAAATTACGCGACCCCGGGTGGAAACTACAACGAAGAGGCGGATGCGTTTTATCATCCCCAGCCCGGAGCAGACTGGACACTGAATACTACTACGTATTTGTGGGAAGCACCAGAGGAGTAAAGAATGACAGCATTAAATTTTCCAGACAGTCCGAGCAATGGTGATACGTACCAAGGATATACGTACAATAGTACAAAAGGCACTTGGGCGAAACCAGCGGATCCTGATGCAAGAACTGCAGTATACGCAAACATTGCAGCACTGCCTACAAGCGGCACTGCTGGTGATATGGCGTATGTAACTGCTACAAATCGTTTATATATTTGGACAGGCACTGGATGGTACAATATTGCATTAATTAATACAAATCCTACTATTTCCGGAGTCAGTTCAAGTTATACTCTTGCAATTGATGGTAGTGCAACGACAGTCACAATCACAGCTACAGATCCAGAAGGATTACCAATTACATACAGTATCGTTTCTGATACTTCTGGAAATATTGCTACGGTAGCACAAGGTACCGGTGCAAATACAAATGTATTTACAATTACTCCTTCAACAAATACGGCTCATGCAGGAACTTTTTCGCTTACTTTCCGTGCTTCAGATGGAGTAAATCTTGCATCTTCGGCAGCATCTTTTACGCTTCAATTTAAAGTAGACAATAGTCACTATACAACGGGATTATTTACTTCTGTAGGAGCAAATAATGCTACAAATTCTTCTTTTGACGATAAATCAGCGAGCAATCACACACTAACAGTAGCAAATCAAGCTCATCAAACTACGTTCAGTCCTTATAGGCCTGGAGGATATTCAGTTTACTTTGATGGTAGCGGAGATTATTTAGCCTCAGACAATAATAATATAGGAAACTTTGGCACAGGAGATTTTACACTCGAAGGATGGATCTGGGTTCCTGATCGAAGTGCTTTATATACCATACTTGATGGTCGTCCTACAAGCCTTACTTCTGCAACTGGGTGGTCTGTAGCAATTAATACTTCCGGAGGTATCTATGTTTATAGTGGGGGGCATCACATTACAGGAACTGCAGGAGATGTTACTACTCAAACTTGGCATCACTGGGCACTAACTCGATCTTCCGGAGATATGAAACTATTTTTAAATGGTACTCAACAAGGGAGCACAAACTCAACTGCGAGAGACTACACCGCAAATTTATTCAGAGTAGGAGCAAGTGGTACAGGAGGAGAAGTTTTTAAAGGCTATCAAAGAGATGTTCGAGTAATAAAAGGTACTGCACTTTATACAAGTAATTTTACTCCTACTACCGAACCTCTTACAGCAGTAACAAATACTACTTTCCTTGGATGTCACTTGCCTTATATTGCCGATGGATCAACGAATGATCATACTATCGCTATAAACGGGGATCCATCAACTGAACCTTTTGCTCCCTTTGATCATCAAGAATACTCAGCATCAAATCATGGTGGTTCAATGGCTTTGGATGGCACTGGGGACTCAATAAGTGCAGCTGCCAGTGCAGATTTTGGTTTTGGAACAGGAGACTTTACAGTAGAATGGTGGATTAAGTTTAATACTATTTCAAACTATCCTACAGTAATTGATATGAGATCTGCAGACAATGATACTCCATTAGCTTTATTTCCTAAAACAAACTTACAAAATCAACTTGGAGTGTATGTAAGTGGAGGATATATTGCATCGGGAACAAATAGTTTTAAAGCGGGTATTTGGATTCATTATGCAATTTGTAAAACTGGCGGATACCTTAAAGGATATTTTAATGGCAAACAAGATTTTTCGATAGCTTGTACAAGAGATTATGGAAGTAGTGAAAGTATAAGAATTGGAGCAGTTTATGGCAATGGAAACTATTTTGTAGACGGTAATATGGCAGATGTTCGTATTGTAAAAGGTACGGCAGTTTATACATCAGAGTTTACACCTCCAACAGCTCCTCTCCCAGCAGTTACAAATACAAAACTACTTGTACAGAGTACAGATGCCGGTATTATTGATAAGTCTCAAACTGCACAATTAGTCGCCCTTATGGGGAATACAAAGTCTTCTACAACTCAAACAAAGTTTTTGTCAAGTTCTATGTACTTTGATGGTACTGGAGACTACATTAATGCAGAAAACTTTGAGATAGGAAATGTAGGTACAGCGCCTTTTACTTTTGAAGGGTGGTTTTATCTAACAGCATCTCCTGCAAACTATATTACTATCATGCAGACCCGAGGTAGTAATGCATCTCAAACAGGTTTTGTAATGGCAATAAGTGCAGCAGATTTTTATATCTACTCCGGAGCATTTATCGGACAGAAAGGCAGTGCAATTTCCTCAAATCAGTGGTATCACTGGGCATATACAAGAGATACATCTGGAAATCAAAGAGTATTTTTAGATGGAACTCAAACTGGTAGCACTTACACAACTGCGCGAAACTATACAGACGATAAACTTTGGATAGGCGCTAAGTATGATGGATCAGAATACTTTACAGGGTACCAAAGCGATATTCGCATCACCAAAGGCTTAGCAAGATATACTTCAAACTTTACAGCGCCGACGGCGGCATTAAAGGGATAATACAATGGCAGTAGTAAATTTACCAGATAGTCCAGCCAATGGCAGTACACAAACTGTTGATGGAATTGTTTATACTTACAACTCTAGTAAGGGGTACTGGACGGCCGCGAGTTCCGGCGGAGGCACAATACAGGTAACTACAAGTGATTCGGCTCCTTCTAGTCCGGCAGATGGTGACCTATGGTATGATACTGATGATGGAGGTATGTTTGTATACTATGCAGACGGTTCTTCAAATCAATGGGTAGAAGTAGTAGGCTCACAAGGGCCTCAAGGAACCTTAAGTACTAGTGATTCAGCTCCTTCTAATCCTTCAGCCGGGGATCTTTGGTATGATACTGATGATGGTGGATTATTTATATACTATTCAGATGGATCTTCAAATCAGTGGGTAGAAGTAGTTGGTCAAGCAGGGGCTCAAGGTCCCGCAGGTCCATCGGGGTCATCAACAATTGTAGCAAATACGACAGCCTTGCTAGCACTTTCTTCCCCCTCTGCGGGGGACCAAGCATTTGTAACTGGAAATAACACTTTATATTTCTATAATGGCAGTGGTTGGTATAAAATTGCACTCATCAACACAACTCCTTCTATTTCTGGTGTAAATGCATCTTACGCTCTTGCAATTGATGGGTCAGCAACTACAGTCACTATTGTAGCATCTGATCCAGAAGGATTACCAATTACTTACAGTATTGCGAGTGATACCTCTGGTAATATTGCTACAGTAGCTCAGGGCACTGGAGCGAGTACAAATGTATTTACAATTACGCCTTCCACAAATAGTGCTCATGCCGGTACATTTAGTCTTACCTTCCGAGCATCAGACGGCGTAAATTTTGCAACAGCAGCATCAAGCTTTACATTGCAGTTTAATGTACAAAATCAACGATATACAACTGCCTTGATTACTTCAGTGGGTGCAAATAATGCTGTAAATTCTTCGTTTGATGATAAATCCACTTCGGATCATACAATCACAGCAAATGGAGATGCTCATCAAACTACATTTAGTCCTTATCGACATGGAGGATATTCAACTTATTTTGATGGCACAACAGATTATTTAAAAGTAACAGACTCAGCCGAACATGACTTTGGAACAGGTGATTTCAGTATGGAATTTTTCTGGTGGCCTGAAACGGTAACTGGAAATAGTGGAAACATACATATAATGATTTCTGCTCCAAATAATAGTCATAATCAGTTTATCTACCATGAGTCCAACTATTGGTACTACGCTGCCGGGTCTGGAGGTGCTACAGTTATACCCAGCTCTACAGGAGCTGCTACTGTAAAGGCATGGAATCATGTAGTTCTTTGCAGATCTGGAACTACAATGAGTATATTTAGTAATGGTAGTCGAACTGCAACAGTGCAGTCAAGTGCAGCAGTTGATTTTTCTCATGCAACTATTGGTCGATATGATAGTGGAGGCTATGAAGTAGACGGATATATTCGAGATATGAGATGGTTAAAAGGAAGCTCTGCCTACGATGCTACACAAACATCTATAACAGTTCCGACCGAGCCTCTTACAGCAGTAACAAACACTACTTTCCTTGCTTGTCACTTACCTTATATTGCTGATGGTTCTACTACAGGCCATAGTATTGCTGTAAATGGAAATACAAGCACAAAACCATTTGCACCTTATGATGGAGAAGAATATGCAGTAGCAAATCATGGAGGCTCTCTACATTCTGATGGTAGCGGAGATTATCTGGCAGTTGCAGCAAGCTCTGATTTTGATTTAGGAACATCTGACTTTACTATAGAAGGATGGGTGTACCCTACAGCTTACGGTAATGCAAACTTTCTTGTAGGACAAAATTATTTTTCAAGTATTGTTCAAATTAATTCTGGCAAACTGCAATTTTATTCGTCTCCAGCAAGTGCATATATAATTACTGCTGCAACTGATATTCCCCTCAATGCTTGGACTCATTGGGCAGTGGTACGAAATGGAAATGCTTGGGCTATTTATCTAAATGGTAAATCAGATGCTACTGCTACCAATGCTGCGGATGCGGGTTTTGATGGTACAAATCCGTTACACATAATGAGATGGAATAACTCTAACGGCACTACCGTAGGAAATGTAGCAGATCTTCGTTTTGTAAAAGGAACCGCAGTTTATACTTCCAACTTTACACCTCCCACTGCGCCACTCACGGCAGTTACAAATACAAAACTGCTTGTGCAGAGCACAGATGCAGGTATTATTGATAAGGCTCAAACAGCAGATGTTGTCCTTCTTGGGGCAGATGCTAAATCTTCTACAACTCAAAATAAGTTTTTAACAAGTTCAATGTATTTTGATGGTACAGGAGACTACTTAGCAGCAGATATAGACGGAAAATTTTTTACAAAGCCTTGGACAATAGAAATGTGGATATGGGCTCCAAACTATACAGGAACAAAAGCGATAGGGCCGTCTTTTGGGGGAGGATCAGGAGCTTGGAATACTACAAATGGTCATCAATGGATTTCTTATACCTATAATGGCGACTTATGGTTCCAGTATTTTGGCACAAATAATAGCTATAACAATATTAATATAGGAACTGTTCCCCTAACTAATTCTACTTGGTGTCACTGGGCGTATTGCTGGGACGGCACAACTCTTAGATTCTTTAAAGATGGAACTTTAGAGCACTCAACTACAACTTTTACGCCAAAAGATGTAGCTACCACTAATCTTAATCTCGGTAGACATAACAATGATTCAGAGTATAAAGAGGCTTATTATTCTGATGTAAGAATTACCAAAGGCTTAGCAAGATATACTTCAAACTTTACAGCGCCGACAGCGGCTTTAAAAGGATAAAATAATGGCAACTAACTTTCCAGATAGTCCGTCCAACGGCGCCACACATACGTTTGGAGGGACTACTTATACTTACAATTCTACAAAAGGTGTGTGGACAGCGCCTTCAGGAGGCAGCTTTACAGGGCTTTCTGATACTCCTTCTAGTCTTAGCGGACAAGGAGGAAAAACATTAAAAGTAAACTCTGCCGGAAATGCCGTCGAGTTTGCTAGTGTAGCTGCAGGGGACGGACAATCTCCGATTGTCTATACTGAACCTTCTGCAACTCATGATTTAAACAGTGATGGCAGTACTAGCACAGTGCAAATGCAGGCAGTAGACCCAGAAGGAACTGCTATAACTTATGCGATAGCATATGCGAATGCCACGAATGCACGTCCAAATCAACTTGCAGCAGATACCGCTATTAATCAAAGCACTGGTACTTTTACCTTTGATCCTTCTACAACTAGTGGACATGCAGGCAGTTTTAAAGCAAGACTAAGTGCCTCAGATGGCATTTCAAGTGCTAGTCGTTTTGTAAACTTTAATCTTAGCTTCAATCCAGATATTACATATTTAATTGTAGCAGGCGGTGGTGGTGGAGGTACACAGTCCGGTGGTGGTGGAGGTGCTGGAGGACTTCTTACTGGAACTAGTACTCTTGCTATCGGAACAACGTACACAGTTACAGTTGGAGCAGGAGGTAATGGCTCTGCAACAGGTCCAGGAGCTGCACAAGATGGTGGAAATAGTGTGCTCTCTGGTAGTGGATTTACTACTCTTACTGCGATCGGTGGTGGTAAAGGAGGTATCTATAATGGTGGTTCAGGAGGCAACGGAGGTTCCGGTGGCGGGGGCGCTGTAAACAACGGTGCGGCAGGCACAGGAACATCAGGTCAAGGAAATGCAGGTGCCTCGGGCGGAGTAGATAATGGTAGTGCTACTGACTTCGGAGGAGGCGGTGGAGGTGCTGGTGAAGCCGGAAACACTGATGGGCCCGGACATGGTGGCGATGGTTTACAGTCAAGTATAACAGGAACGGCTACTTACTATGCTGGTGGTGGTGCTGGTGCTCACCACCCTGCAAGTCAGTCTCCTGCTAGTGGAGGCCAAGGTGGTGGTGGTGCTGGAGTAAACTCATCCACGAATAGTGGTAACGGCTATCCTGGTACCGCAAATACTGGAGGCGGTGGTGGTACTGGCGCAGAGCACAATAATACTGGAGGCGCAGGAGGTTCAGGAGTAGTAATTATTAGAACTACTTCAACAGCTGCTTCAAGTACTGGATCTCCCACTCTAACTACCGACGGATCTTTTAATGTATATAAATTTACTGGGTCTGGTAGTATAACATTCTAATAAAAAAGGGGCTTAGAGCCCCTTTATTTCTTCTTGAAGTGCCATTGTGAATCCACGTATTGCCATTTCAAGTCTTTGTACTTTTAGATTTTCTTGCTCTAATTGTTCTTGTAAATCTTGAATTTGAGCAAGATATGAGATTGCTTTATCAGATAAGCTTTTTGGATCTATTTTCTCATCATCTACTTGCATTGCAAGGCCGTCTCTATACCCTCCTTCATTTTCCCAATCTTCTTCTGGTAGCAGAGGTATTTCTACTCCATTACTCGGCTGAAGCTTCTTCTGCGGGGGCTTCTTCGCTACCATCTTCGTCCTCTCCTCCAGCAAAAATTCTCTCCTGAGCTTCTAGTTCTGCTTTCAGCAGGCTTACAAAACCTACTCGTGCAACTTCAATCTGATGAGATTTTGCTTTCAGTTGATTTGTTTGTATATTCAAATCTTGGATTTGATCTACGTAGTACTTTCCATTGTCGGTCATTTTTGAGACTTCGTATTCTTCTCCTCCAAGAACGACCGTAGGATTTTCTGGGTTAATAATTTGCATTTTCTCTCCTATTTAAAAATATCTTGCCAGTTACCCGTAGTGCTAGCTCTTGCATACTCTGTAGCACGATTCTCAAAAAAGTTGGTATGCTCAACCGCATTTAGCATATAGTCTAACCATGGCAAAGGATTATCTTCACTATGAAAAATCTTTTTCATGCCAAGACCAAGCAATCTTCGATCTGCAATATATCGAATATATTCCTTAACTTCTTCTGCTGTAAGGTCTGGAACATCTGCGCCTTCAAAGCAAAGATCAATAAAAGCATCTTCTAACTCTACTGTGCGCTCCGCTGCACAATAAATTTCATACTTTAGATCGTCATTCCAAAGTTCTGGATTCTCTGCAATAAATGTTCGGAATAGTTGAGACATTCCTTCTACATGCAGGCTTTCATCTCGAATGCTCCAAGTTACAATTTGTCCCATACCTTTCATAAGATTATGACGAGGAAAGTTAAGTAGAATTGCAAAACTACTAAATAGCTGTACTCCTTCTGTAAATCCAGAGTAGATAGCCATAGTCTTTGCAATGTTCATTGGACTATCCATACCAAAGTTAGAGAGATGCTCATGCTTATCCATCATGGCTTTATGTTCCATGAATTTTTGATACTCATCGTCCCCAAAGCCCAATGTTTCTAAAAGCAGAGAATACGCTTCTTGATGTACGGCTTCCATTGCAGCAAATGCAGATAACATCATGCGTACTTCAGGCTGCTTAAATGTTGGTAGATAATGTGTGGCATAGCCACAGCAAACATCTACATCTGCCTGAGTAAAGAAACGAAAAATTTGATTAATAAGTTTCTTGTTCCCGGGTGTTAGTTTCTCCCTATAATCCTTTAAATCATCCGCAAGATTGACTTCATCCGGAAGCCAGTGCATATGCTGTTGATTTTTGTAATGCTCATAAGCCCAAGGATAGTTAAAAGGCTTATAATATTCTCTTTCCGCTAATAAATTCATATTTATCCTTCGCACGCTACACAAGCGTCCTCGTCCATAGACTCAAATATTCTTTTCCGTAGGACTTCATCTGATATTGTTTCCGCTCTTTTATGTGCTTCACTTCGTAAGTAGTAAAGTGTTTTTACTTTCTTTTTCCATGCCATCATATGTATAGCATGAAGTTCTTGCTTTGATATATCTGAAGGGAAAAATACATTTAGAGATTGACTTTGACAAATTTGTTTTTGTCGATCTGCTGCCATATCAATAACCCATCTCTGATCTATTTCTACCGCAGTTTTAAATACATATTTTGTCCATTCATCTAAAAACTCCAGATGCTGAACAGACCCTCCACTTGTTACAATATCTTTCCATACTTCCTCTGTATCCATTTCGATGTCTTGGAGGACAGCCTGTAAATACTCATTTTTTTGTAAACTGGAGCCGGATTTAGTTTTTTGAGTAAATGCGTTAGCCCGATATGGCTCAATACTAGGACTTGTATTACCGCATATGATAGAGCTACTAGCATTAGGAGCCACAGCCAACAGATGAACGTTGCGACGACCAGTGCCGACTGCATCAGGCGCTTCTCCGCGTTCTTTAGCCAATTGTTCACTTGCTGCCTCCGCGCATGATTTTATATGCCAAAACATTGCCATATTTCTATTTTTTGCCTGAAAAGATTCAAATGGTATGCTATGTCTTTGTAAATAGGCATGGAACCCCATTGCACCAAGTCCAATACTTCTTTCCCGTGCAGCACTGTACTTAGCTTTTTTTAGCTCATTAGGAGCATTTTCAATAAAATGAGTAAGTACATTATCTAGCATACGAACTAGATCAGGAATAAACTGAGGATCATTACTCCACTCATCGTATTCTTCCAAATTTACACTTGAAAGACAACATACTGCAGTGCGCTCTTCATCTGTAGGGAGCGTGATTTCACTACAAAGATTAGACTGATTTACTTTTAGTCCAAGTTGCTTTTGACACTCTGGCAGCCCTTCTTGTACTGTATCGCCGAACATGATATAGGGCTCTCCAGTCTCTACGCGATTTTGAATAAGTTTTACCCAGAGAGTCTTAGCTGATACAACTTTTGTAGTAATACCACTGTTTGGATCAATTAAAGGCCAACTATCATCGAATCCTTCTTCTTTTGTGGCTCTTTCTATAAGTTCCATAAAATTGTCAGGGATAATGACACCATGATGAAGGTTTGTAGACTTACGATTAATATCGCCTCCAGTAGGCTTACGCATATCCAAGTATTCTTCAATTTCTGGATGACACATCGGTAAGTACGAAGCATAGCTTCCACGTCTTGTTACTCCTTGTGAGAACGCAAGCATCTCCGCGTCTACGACTTTAAGAAATGGTATAACGCCTGTAGACTCAGATCCATTACTGGTTTTCGAACCCACTGAACGTATATCCCCCCAATAACCACCAATACCGCCACCGACTGAACTGAGAAACGCATTTTCTGTATAGTGGTCGGTGATACCTGTTCTACTATCATCCACGTAATTGAGAAAACAGCTAATAGGAAGACCGCGCTTAGTACCTCCATTGCTAAGGATGGGAGTAGAGAACATGAACCAAAGTTTACTAGCGTAATCATACAGTCGCTGGGCATGTCCTTCATCATCTGCAAATGCCTCCGCTGCTCGTGCAAATGCTTGTTGTGGAGAACCTTCTCCGTCAACTAAGTATCTGTCTTGTAATGTTCTTATACTAAATTGTGAGAGATAACGATCTCTACGAAAATCAATATCTATATTCATCTAATTTACATCCAATATCTGAAATATTTTCCTTGCCTATTGCATCATCGCAGTAGGTCATTAAGTCCATTAGCTCATAGTTTGTGAGTAATTGTTCTGCATTTTCATTTAATGCTTGTATATGTTTATACTTACTCGGTATTGGAGTAGCATTATAAATGTCCATTGCATCGCCGTAATCTTTTATAAGCTGAACTGCTCTCTTCGGGCCAATGCCAGGAATTCCTGGAACATTATCGCCTTTATCCCCTGTAAGACACTTTAGGGAGATATAATCTTCAGGTTCAACTTCGTAATGTTCTCTCCAGTTATCCAACCTTACTTCTTTTCTTGTTACATAAGAGAATCTACTTACAGTGTCTTGAATAAGTAAGTCCCAGTCTCGGTCACTTGATACTAACCATATAGTTTCTAAATTATAAGCATTTTTATGCTTTACTAAGTGTGCTGCAACATCATCTGCCTCCACACCCTTATAGCGAAGAATAGGATATTTTTCTGAAAGTATCTCTAAAGACGCTTCAAACTCTTCGAAGAACTCTTCAAATGCTATCTTTTCTTCTTCGCTTTGATTTGCAAATTTTTCTTTTCGATTTTGTTTGTAATCTGGAGAAATGTCTTTTCTATAGGTAGAAGATCCCCAATCTGCTGTAACAATAATCTTTTTACAATTATACGAGTTAGCTAAACTTTCTATAGTTTTTTCATACTCGTATCTAAAGTCTGTTCTACCTTGGTGTTTCCAGCGAAATGCTAAATTCAAAGCATCTACGACTAGCACTGCATTTTCCTCACCATCAAGTAGTTTATCTGTAAAGTTAAATGCCATTTAGAAACTCCAGCTTTTCGTTCTTTAACCACTCATCTGCAACCATAACATAACAGCCTAAAAAGTTTATATCTATCCATAGAGAAAAATTTTCGGGCTTATCTTTTGCCACTACAAATATAGGAGAACGATTATATTTAAAAAACAACAACGGTTCTTGATTCCCTTGGTGCGCTTGTTGTACTACTTTATTCCACCATCGAATAAGATTATTTGTTCTAGGCGCGGTAAAAATTTTATCAGTAAGAGGAGAGTCTGAATAGTTTTTTACTTCTATGCAATACTTATTTTTTTCATGAGGAACATATAAATCTCCCTTTAAATACTCAAGAGCCCCGGAACTTGGGACTCTTTCAAACTGAAGGCCTGTATGTTCTCTTAATAAATCTCTTACTAGATATTCCCCTCGAGCACCTTTTGCTCTGCTATCTACCACAATCTCCTCTCTATTTCTCGAAGTATATCTAATTTTTCTTTGTACTCTGCAAGCTTTCCTAGTTCATCCTCGATTGCACCTACAACATCAGGATGCTCTCCTATTCCCACAGGACTTTTGAAATAGATTTGTATATTTGTTTCGTGGTACTTTATCTTTCCTAAAAGATAGTCTTTCATGTTTTCACACATCATGAAGCCTTGCGTCCATTGTGTGCCTAAATTATCATCTGGTTCCATTGTTTACTCCAGTTTGCTTATATTTCCTGACTTGATAACTTCTACTTTTTCAAGTAAAGGATGCGTCCATCCATGGCTTACTACATAAGTATTTAAATCTTCGCCTAAAAGAACTTCCACTAATTTTTCTCTACCAGTTTCATCAAGCACATTAATTACTTCATCAAGAAAAAGAATGTTAATCTTTGACTTTGATATACTACTCATCAGCTTACGAATAGCTATGAGAGTGGCAGTATTCACGCGAGCTAGCTCTCCACTAGACAGTGCGAGAATATCTACAATATTACCATTGTCCGTAATCTGAACATTGAGTTTATCATTCGATACAACAAACTCAAGTGTAAATCGTCCATCTGAAAGTTCTGCAAGATATGTGTTCGTTAACTCTTCTAAGTCTTTTACGAGATTTTCTATTTTATATGCAAGTAATCCATTTGTACTAAAAGCTTTTTTCAATACTTCTAAATTATTTACAATCTCTTGTTGTGCCCCTAACTCCTCTTGAGCAGAGTCTAGCTGGCTTTTGAACTCGTCTGTTTGCTCAAGAATTACTTGGATTCGGGTGTTTCTTCTGGTGATTCGCTCATTGTTTCTCGCTGTTTCCTCCAAAGACTCTTTTGCTGAAACCAAGTCAGCTCGTACTCTTGCCAAGCGCTCTTCCAGCTCTCCTTTGTCCAAGACGGCCACTGGGAGAGTTCTGTCAATGCTTCTGTACAAATCCTCCCACTCTCGCTGATCTTTTCTTGCAGCGTCATACTCTGCATTGTCTCGTTTAATTTCTGATATTCTTCCCTCAATTTCATATTCTTCCTTCCTAGCTTCCGCTATTTTTCTTGCCTCATCATTTATTAGAGACTGTTTAAATTCTGGATCAACGGCCTGCTCGCAAGTTGGACAATGATCTCCTAATTTTTCTAGCTTTGCCAAAAGTTTCTTTGACCCCGCTACCGATTGTGATAACTTTCCAAGATCGCTCTGCAAGCTATCATAGGATTGTGTACTTGTGATACTACAGTTTTGTGCTTTTGTTATATTTATCTTAGCCAGTAAATCTTTATAAGTATTATTTTGTACAATTTTTTTATTTTTTTCGGAAATATTTTTAATTTCCATCATAAGCCTGGCGGATTCTGTTTCGTCTTCAGATGTGTCGATAGAAATTTCAGACAGAGGCAGTATGGATGTATCACTTAATTTATTATCATTCAACCATTTTTCTATTGTTGATATTTTTGATTCTATGCTACTAAGAGCTATTGTGCACTGTCTTGACTCTTCTTTAAATAATTCAAAGAACTTTACGTAATGCTCAAGTTGAAGTAAGTCGATAAGAAACTTTTTGCGGTTCGTATCTGTTGCAGTAAGAAACTGCAAACTGCTATTTGTGTTCTGGTAGACCAACTGAGAGAAGGTTTTGAAATCGATTCCAATAATAGTTTGGAGTGTCTTATATGTATTGGTCGCTGTATGAGAGCTAATATCTTTCCCATCTTCCAAAAGACGAAGCTTAATACTAGACTTGCGATCAATAATGACGTCATACTCTTTCTCATCTTTTGTAAATGTCAAGTGTATATGATACCCTGCATTTACATATCTATTTGGTATATCTGCCTTTTTAATTCCTTTTGAGTTTTTGTTGTAAAGTGCTTCCTCTATAATTAAAGGTATGGACGATTTGCCCATACCATTTGTTCCAACTAATTGAGTTACTGTATTCGAGGAAAGGTCTAGTTCATTATCTGAACCATAACTAAAACAGTTACTCCATTTCAACTTTTGCAGAGTAATCATTAAAAACACTCACTATTTTAGGGATTTGGGTTTCTGATAATTCTAGAATATATGTTAAATACTCTACCAATTCTTCTTCTATTGTCATATCTTTATTAATTACTAATGTTGCTTCATTAGTACGTTTGACAACTTTTTTATCTAAGAGATCGCTGTTCTTTACATTTGCAAGCTCTTGCATATCTCCTTCAATTTCATAAATAGTGTGATGATAGTCTGTAGGTATCATCTCACTTGGATCTGTAACTGTTTTTCTTATCAACTGTGGTAGATCAAATGGCTCCCAAATCCAAGACCAGTCCTCTGGATTGATCAAAATATATCCAGTTTTTACTTCAGTTCTATGAAATGAAGTAGTCATCGGAGACCCGGGGTAGACAATATTTTTCTGACTATTACTATGTGCGTGCAAATCGCCCGCAAAGACGATAGGAAAATCCTCAAACCTGTCTAAGTCCACTTCTGGCTTGACGTGTGGAGGTATCTCTCCTCGTACATGAGTAAAGAGTGGTGCCGTTGATATAAACTTTTCAATGCTTCCTTCTCTATGTAAGTCGGCATAAGGAAGAATACTAAAACCAAGCTCTGAATCATAATATGAAATATCCGCTATTTTTACAAGTGGATTTATATCCCTAGTTACTTGCTTCAGTTGAGTAAAGAATGTTCTGTTTTTCTTTGTAGCTTCATGATTGCCATCATAGATAAGGGTTGGAATCCCTACCTCTCGAATAAACGAGAAGTAGAGTTCCAACTCTTCCATGCTAGGCAGACGGTCAAAAAGATCACCACCGATAATGTGCATTTCACACTGATTTTCAAGACTATGTATCTGCTCGAAAAATAATCCGTAACGGTTAAGTGCCCATTCTTTGGGCACATTCTTTTGACCTAGCTTTAAATGCCAGTCTGCCGTAAATAGAATCATGTCAAATCAAACTCTTCTACAGACTCTTCATCAACCTTAGCGGTTTCTTCTCGAATTTCATCGAGCAAAGTTTTTTGAGCATCAGGAGTCGGACGAGGCATAACATCATCCATAGACTTCAGCTCTGCGATCGCTTCCATCTCGGCTTCATCAAGTGCTCGCTGCTTGCACTTCAAGACTTGGAGTTGGTACTCTACATTGTAGGGCAGGGGTCCAGTCTTTACGCGCTTGAACTTAATATCCCATCCAGCTTCTGGATCTGTAGGGTCGCCCAGGTCTTCTGCGGCTGTAAGAATAGCTTCAAAGAGCTTCTTTTTAAGATTGATGATCTTGACTTCTCCTTGGTCAAGACACTGCATAGCGTAGCTCCAGCCACACTTCAGATCGGGGTAATACTCACGAACCCAATCTTTTTCTTTGTTATTAAATCGCTCCTCATTGCGATCAAAAGAAAGACACTCAAAAGGAATGTTCTTTCCATTCTTACCTTCTAACCAGTATACATATCGTGCGAGTACGTCACCTACGAGTCGGACTTCGTTGTCACCGTCGCGATAAGAGTAAGAAGTGATGCTGGACTTTTTAGCGCCTCCAGCGGCCTTGTTAAATGATAGTGCCATTAGTGTATTTTCTCCTTTGGGACTTCTTCATATTTGAAGTGAAGTTGAAATTCATCATCAATATGAAGTAGACTGTTATCTTCGAATAATGAAATGTCTACTTCTAAAAGATTTAGATCTAGACTGAGTTTCCCAGTTGCTTTATAGTCCGCTAACGGACGCATAGAGGCTAAGCCAAGATACTGGGCTATCTCGGCATACTCGTATTTATATGCATAATATAAGAGGATATCAGGATGAACTATAAAGGAATCACCCTTATAGTTGGTATTTGAGTATCGATAGGTTTTATCATATTTATTCAACGGAACGTGCTCCGTTGTTATCATTCTAAAGATGATAAAAATGGCCAAAGGATTTCCTTCAGCCGTTTCAAATATCTTTTTCCAATTATATAACAACATATTATACATCAAACCGCACAAAAAGTCAAGAACTATTTTTCTGTGTTATATCTGTTCTATTGAGTAGCCTTGCTTCATATAGTATCCCATACGATTAGAGGCTTGACGAGTTGCAGTTTTTCCTTTTAAATGAATATCGACCACTATTGGGTCTCGTTTTCCTTCCTGCTCTCGAATGACTCTTCCAATGAGCTGTGTGAGGAGAGGTTCGTTGTTGATAGGGGTACCGAGTATAAGGACAGAGAGGGAATTGACTGAAATCCCTTCACTAAATATCGCTTGAGTACCAAAAAGTATTTCTTTATTCCCATAATTTATCTCATCAATGAGGCTTTCGCGCTCTTCATGGGGAACTTCCCCTGTTACACAAATTGCATTGTCTCCTACAAGACGTGCACAAGTTTTCAGAAAGTGTACTCGATCTGATACTACAAGTACTTTGTGGCCTCGAGCAGCATAGTAGGATGCAAGTAACGAGACACTATGAACATATTCTTCATTGTTTGCCAGGTTATTTACCCGATTTGCCCATGGAATATTTGCACCATCCATAAAGCGTACTTCCGAACGATAGATATTTATCTTCGGAGTCATAAAATTTTCTTTGGGAGGCTGAAAAAGTTTGTTACCAAAATAGTCACGAAAGACCACATGCTTTCCATCTTTTCGCTCGATTGTGCCACTCAGTCCGATTTTGTACCGTGCGTGACTGCTGTCGATAATTTTTGAAAACGTTGGCGAAGATACGTGATGCATTTCGTCCAAGATAATTGTTCCAAATATTTTTCGAATTCGATCGATGTTTCTGTAGAGTGTTTGGGTATTACCAACCACAATACAAGGATCGGTATTCCAACTACCACTACCAATAATCCCTGGAGTAATTCCATATACTTTTTCTACCTCTTTTGCCCACTGATTTCTTAAAGGAACAGTGTGTGTAATTACTAATGTTTTTTGCCCTAGCTTTCCTGCGATTGCAAGACCTGTAAAGGTTTTTCCCCAACTTACCCACGCATTGATGATACTGCTATCGTCGAGTTCGTCATAGACGGCTTGTTGAGATTCGCGGAGTACAAACTGAAACTCAGGAAAATCAACAGGAACCATAACCCTCTTGTCCACCATTTCATACGCATTTGGTATTAGATCTCCTCGTCCGATTGGTATTGATACCAGATTTTCGCGCACCCGCTGCAGATTCTTAATAATGATCGGAGGATCTTTCGGATTCTGAGGTGCAATTTTATACGTCAATTCTTTGGATAACTTCTCTCGAAGTTCCAAATTAGCATCCATATAGATACGATTACTAAGTACTGCCTTCATATAAGTATATACAGTATTAATAGTACTATAACTACTATGTCTAGTCTTTGACTAAGTTTCATACTTTTCTTCTTGTATCTTTTAGTTTAGTTTCCGAATAATCATATAAAACCCACGGCAAATTACCATGATGAAGAATTCCTGCATACAGTATCTCATCTGCAGGAGGTCTAGGTATAACGAATGGATTTTTTATACCCTCTAAGTATAGTAAAGAGTTACTAGTTTTATTAACTATTCTTTTTATTCGATAGTATTTTAATTTACAAAACTGTGATTTTTCATAGATAAAGGGTATACCATAGCTATCTACAAAATGTTTTGATTTTGATTTCAAGATACCCCGAAAATTATCTAACTGGTGATGCAACTCTTGTAAATTTTTATGAGGGGTTTGTAGTCGACGTATGCCCAAGGTGTCCCCTTCCATATTTTTGTCGTCTAGGATTTTGTCGTCTAAAAATAAAAGACCATCCTGCCTATACCAGTTACCGGAAGGCATAGCATAGACAGGAAACTTAACCCTACTTATATTCTTATACTGAATCACCATACATTTTTTGGAATTTTCCCATTGAATAGTCTTCTCCGATTTCGAAGTCGCATCCGACAGGAGCCCCCGGAACTGTGATCCCTCTATCCATTTGAACAAAGTGTTGAAGCTGTTTGCAGTAAAAATCGATTTCTCCTTCTGGAACTTCCGCAAGTATTGAGTCATGTACCAAAGCAAAGATACGAGACTTCATTTGTTGCGATTTAATAAATGCCCCCATGTCTATAGCACCTAATAGGTTAATATCACTAGCAGCAGACTGAACCAAAAAATTAAGGCCAGAGCGAATGCTATGACTTCTGATACCTGGATCGGTACTTTCAACATTAGGCAATCTCCTCTTTCTACCAAAGAAACTATAGATAAATCCATTAGCTTCAATAAACTTCTGGTTGGAATCAATCCAACTCTTTAACTTGTGAAATGCTCCGAAATAATCTTTAATTACTTCAGATGCTTCTTGTCTTGAAAAATATTTTCCACTGTCTTTTGTTACTTGTTCACTAATTTTTGCAGGACCGGCACCATACATAATGCCAAAAGTTACTGCTTTAGCAGCTTGTCTCCGATCTGCATATAATTCTGCTACCTCTTCTACTTTACAAGGCAACTTAAATACTTTGTGTGCAATAGTACTATGAAAGTTTCCTCCGCTACGAAATACATCCATAAGTGCTGCATCTTCTGCTAGTACTGCCGCTACGTAAACTTCCGCAGTTGTTAAATCCATAGCTACTATCTTGTGGCCCTCTGCGGCTTTGATGCAACCTTTTACAGTAGGGTTATCCCTAGGAAGCTGTTGCATATTAAGTTTCCCGCTTGAACTAAGCCTCCCAGAAGTAGTACCGTGAAGATTAAAACCCGTACGAAGTCGAGAATCTCGATCCAACTGAGGTATGATCTTGTCAAGATAAGTATTTTTGATTTTTGATTTTTGTCGTATGTCCAAGATCCGTTTTGGTACGTCCGATTGAAGGCTGAGTTCTTTAAGCACTTCCGCGTCAGTAGAGTCTGCGCCCGTGCCAGTTTTCTTTCCAGTCGGATTGAGGCCCAAGAAATCAAATAAAAGACTGCGCAACTGAACAGTGCTATTTGGATTAAAAGGTTTTCCATTTAGTTCTTCAAACCTCCGTATGTTATCGTTTTCATACAAAGCAGCAATGGCCTCATCAATATCAGTTTGCATTGCATCCTGACCAATATACAAACGCTTTTTGTCAAAAGGAACACCATTGTCCTGAGTGTCGATAAGGAATCGAGTGCCAGGAATAAGAATGTTATCGTATACCCACTTGA